CTCGGGCATGAACTAAGACATTTAGCACAAGGTCAAAGATTAGGGCGTAATAAGTATAATAGTATGAGCATTGACGTATTGGAAAAAGACGCTGAACTATTCGAGGCGTATCTTTTAAAAAAGGGGTATTAAAATGAAGTTTACTAAAATAGTAAGTGGGCATTATACGTTTTTTATGAACGGTGAAAAGTTCACAACAATTTATTGTGAGGTAGTAAAATCATGGTCGATATATAATTGGTGTAATCATTTAGTAGCGGGCGGCGATACCAGAAATGAAGCTTTAGACAACTTTAAAAACAAATACGATTCCTAACGCCCTTGGAGTAGTTTCTAAGGGCCTCTAGTGAAACGTATACATAGACAAGCACTAAGGCGTAAAAACGTCTTAGGGGCAATCCTGAAGATAGGATAACTCATTGATATTAGGTTGTCAAGTAAAATCGTACATTATGAGTAAAATAAATGATATCATGTAATTACAGTATGTTACATGGTGAAAAAAATTAGAAATCGTGAAATTAAATTGAAAAGGCAATGATATCAAAGAGTTACAAAAGTAGAACCTAATGATATCGGGTACTTATGGGATTGGACGTATGGGGTTTTAAATGATAGACTTAATACAACTTAAAACATAGGGGATAATATGAAATTTACAAGAATAGAAGCAGGGATATACAAAGCAACTAAAAATAACACTACTTATACAATCGAGAATACCGGTGAACGATTGGGAACAGGCCGGACGGTTTGGGATATTACAATTGAAAGGAACGGGGTAAAGAGCTTTATAAATACCGATGAGAATGACAACCATATTGATACCTTTAAAAAAGCAAAGGAGGTGGCCTTTTTAAATGCTAACAATGCGTGTTGGGAAGAATACTTAAATAAGGTACGCGTATGAGGTACACATTTAAAGGGCTTGTCTTATTACTTATGCTAATAGGTATTATAAGTATCAGTAATAAGGATTATAAGACTAAAGTAAAAAGGATTGACTGGGCCAAAGTGGCAACACAAAGATAGGAGGGGGAAGTATGAAAAAAGTAAAAAAAGAAGATAATAAAACCAACGCTATAATGGTGGCCAACGTGCTAAAGGTCTTTAGTAGTGGTAAGGCATCTTTAGTTGATATCAGTAAAATAATGCAACTTACTAACAACTGGTCTATTTCGTGTACTTTTGAATATTTGAAAGTTTCCGAATCAATGAAGTTAGTTGAGTTACTTGTAAATGAAGAAGGGACTGTGACGGTCTATTTAGAAGACTACTAACATACTGTAATCATTAGATACGCCTCTAAAAAGAGGCGGTATTCTGTAAGGGTAAAATACTAAGTAGCTGATTATACTAAGGGATTGCATTTAATTACGTATGAGGTTATACTTTATATAACTTAAAACATAGGAAAACAAAATGCTAAACACTAAGCTACAAAAAACAACCTTTAGGTATTATACAACCGAGTTATCGTTTTTTAAAGAATTGAATGGCAAGGGATACTATCTTATGAGTAACGAGGGGTACTCATTAATAGAAGGCCTTGAGGGGTTACACTTTAGTAGCCTTAAAAAAATAAAGAATTGGCTTAAGTGCTTCAGTAACATGCCTGAAAAGGTTTTAAGGGGGAACGTATGATTAGGGAAATTATAAGCGATAAGGGAAACTGTAGGATACTTAAGGCGTATAAAGATTATGATAACGGAGCGTATTACTTGAGCATTTTTAGGGAGCACGGGATAACAGGGGAGCGCATCTTTGAAACTGAAAGTTGTTGTGATTCTTTGATTGAATTATTGAGAGTAGCGGGTCAATGGGAAAGGTATTATAAAAGTATGTAACGATATCTTTTGCCTAGTATTCACTAGGCAAAAATCATGCCAATTCAACTGGCATGGATTTGGATAGCAAGAACCATGCCATGCCAAGTACGTATGCAAAAGTCATGCCAATTCAAGCATGCAAAAATCATGCCAAAAAAAGGCCCGGGTACGGTTTTCAGGATTCGATTCTACGCAGGGAATATACCCCTACCTACATTTTAAAAACCCCCCAGCGCACTGCATCATAGTAACCGAAAGTAAATCCCCTCTAAAGCAATCCCAAATTTTAATTTAGTAAAATAACTCTGAGCACCGTGTCATAAATAAAACGAGTTATATGTATAGGTTCTCGGAGACTATCAGGGTATGTGACTGAGAGGTTAGGTAAGCTAGGGGAGCCGCCCTCCCTAAAAGAATAGTACTGTGTAATGAGTTCCATATGACCCCATCCTGAAATACGACGCAGTATGTGTTAGACTGTCGTCAACATACTCCTTGATATAAGAATCTGTCTTGCAGGTATATATCAAACACTTAATTATCATATTAGCTCCTTAGAAGAATAGAGGGTAGAAGGCTGAGTTATACATATCAAAGGATTTTAGTCCAGTATATACCCCTTTATTATATCCAATAAAGTACATTATTGGATAGTGTACTTCACTAGGAATCCTTAAATAGTAAATCATAACCATAGTACGAGTCCTTCGCTGTAGGGAAGCCTATATTTACAGTTGTTCATCTCTTCAGGTCTTAGGTGGGCGGTGGTTATGTTCTGTATAAACCTAATATCATGAGGAAATCTACTCATAAGTAACAGGGAGTAATAGGGTTTCATATCCATAGTACGTAGTCGTTTATTGTATAGTTGTCAAACCTTGAGGAAAGTTCAAGACTATATACATGTAAAAACTCTAGGACATTACTCATGGTTAAAAATTTCCAATCATTACTTATGTACATATCTAATTATCCCTTAGTTTGTTCTTCAAGTCAAGGATAAACTCCTCAGCCTCAGAACTGAATATAACCTCTCTGAGTACCCCACCTATACATTGACCTATCCTATTGTCGTTAAGGGTCTCTAAGGCGGCAATCTGAGCTTCTAAGAGCATCCTACGTAGGGAGTCCTCAGGGATACTATACCTCAAGGAGTATTCTTTTATAGTAGCCTCGATTGCTTCTTGGTCGTTTGTTTTCATAACCACAGTACCATGACATATTTATCATAAGTTTCCAGCATAGGGTATACATCTTCATATCCCAAATGAATCTCCGTAGAGAAATAGTCGAGATCGTAAATATCTATCATATAAACTGCTTCATCTACATCCATAACACAGATACTCCTACGGAACATTGTAAAGACTCCTTACACGCGTAGTGCCAGTCTATCTTATAGAAGTGGCCCCAGTATAGCTCTTTGAATATTCCTTGTTCTAAGAGGACCGTTATTATTTTTCGATTCATTTGAATACTTCCTCTAGCCAAGCTTGGTGCCACGCTTTATGTTGCCACGTTCTATAACTTTGATTGTAAGTAAGGTCGGGAAAGTAAGCCTGAAATATTTTCTCAGCCATTTTATCGACGTAAACCTCAGCCCTTAGTCCTGTCCTTCGGACTGCAAGCTTATGAGCTTTGGTCATTAGGTGAGGATATCCCATGGAATGATATAACGGAAATATCCCCTCACGGGCGCAAATGATATGACACAGTTCATGAAATACATTGCACCACATATTAACAAGAGTGTCCCTTTCTATTATGACGCTCTCAGCGGCGATATGAGCCTCGCTAGAGTTACCGTAGGGTGTAAGTTGCATTGACACTCCAAAGTCCCTTAGAAAGGCTCTCATCTCCCTTAGACGACGCCTAGTTACTCTCATCTAACATCCCTGCTATAATTCCGTCGATATTACCTGTGAACATCTCAATTATGAGGGCTTCTCGGTGATTTTTATAGAAGTATGGGTCGCTGAACATTTCAGGGCCCATTAAAGAGATGTAAGTATTGTTGTACCTGAAGTTTCTATGATCGTAACCTAAAGCACAGTGAGCTAATTCATGGAACACTAACTCTTCTCTCTGGTACTTATTGTGCCTCTTGAACCTAGCCTTACTTATGAATATTTCAGTTCCACCGTCTCCTCTTGTCGCACACAACCCTTCGAGAGGTGTAGCACAGTTGCTTCTCTTGTTACAATAAAAGGAAGGTTCTTCAACTAAGTTTATGTTTATACTGGAAGTATCGACCTTCTTCTTGGTATGTTTATAATACAGTGCTTCGAAGCTTTTCTTATATTTGTCGAATATAGGGTTGCTACGCTTGAATACGGTGTAAGTCTTATTCACAGGCAAGGCGGCGTTGATAGGGATTCCTATAGAAAGCACTGAGAATAATAGTATTAAGAATTTCATTAGTCGTTCTCCGTTTTAGATATTAAATAATACCATGTCTTTTTGAGTATAACGCCAAATAGCACGATTGTCAAATAAGGCGGGATAAATATAGCTAAGAGTATAGAACTCATAACAGTAACAGCAAACTTTTCCATAATTACAAGCTCCTAAAAGAATAGCACGTACATTTCAAAATGACATCTGGACATACATACCGTATTGATTATATCATAAGTTACTGTAACATCTGAAATCAGTATTATGTGGTAGATTGGTGAGTCAGTATAAATATCTAAGGTATGTGCGTCTAATTTAATCATTTCAAACTCGCGACACTATATCAAGCTAACAACGTAATGAAGTTAACCATATACGTAGATAATAACACAGAAGCCGATTCATGTCAAATATAATGGTTATCATATCCATAATATATAAAGGCTGAGGATAGGAGGTCTAACGCTAAGTCCCCGTATGTACATTCGTTGAGGGTACTTAATACTGGTGTAGTTCAGAAAGGGGGACGAGGATGTGTGGGGATATAGGTCAACGGCCTTGGCCAGTATACCACCGGGGAAGGATTGCTCGTCGGCTGTAGGGTTCCAATGTAACCATAGACGAGAGATGGAGAGGGAGGTTCGTATGTTATCAGGCTTACAGCTCACCATGTGACCTTCTAGTACTTTTTAGAATTCCTAATCCTTGCCAGTAGAACTTCTTATACTTAGAGTAACACTCATCGTAGAACATTCGGTGTCCGGCTTGCATTATTGTCGTGGGACAGTTGTAAGGGGATTTCCAATTTCTAGACCCTAGAGTGCCGAAGGTGTGTTCTAAGTTTAATACACAATGTCCGAATTCGTGAAATATGAGGAGTTCTTTACCCTCTTCAGATAAATGGTCCCATAGCTCAAAATGTATCTCAACTGCGTTATTACGGTTTCTGTGACAGTATCCCAAGATATCGTTCCGTCCTAAAGGTATCCCCATATACACCCTTTGGTTCTGTAAATCTACTCCGAATTCAGAGTACACTCTTTCGAAGGTTCTCATATATTTCCAAAAAATTTTCGAACTAGCGTGGTATCTTCTCTGTGGATGGTTTCTGACTGTGGCGACACATAATAATATTACCACACATGCAAGCATCTTTCTCATTTTTCCTCCTAAATCCATAATACTGTTTGTTTGAGTCTATATACTGAAGTTGTTACTCCCTTTAAATCAGTAAGTCCGTGATAGTATCCTATGATACGGGTACTATCTGACAACTTCAAATCCCTTTTGGAGTTTATTACTAAAAGTGTTATACACATTCTTACACCTAAATCCATAATATAACCATTTTGAATGGGAGTATTTGAGTGACACAATCTTTCATATATCTTCTATATCTATATTGACTCGAAGGGAGCATACTATCTAGATTAATAAAGGAGAGTTCATCAAATTCAGTAATTAATGTATAATGAAGGTTTCTCATTATTTACCCTTTAATTTCAAGTAGTTATACACTGTACGTTCCCCGATTCCATATTTCTCAGCTAACTCTTTAACGCTCATACCACTGATGTGGTAATCATTTGATATCTCGTTATCGTTCTTAGCCTTCATTAACTGGCCGCTTTTCTTCAGCTTACGTATGGCTCTCTTAAATATCTTGGAACAGACCTGACGGGTTATTCCTACCTCTAAGGCTATGTCATTCCAATCCTTAAAGTAGAGGGTGCGCAACTCTACGATTTTACGTTGCTGCTCATTAAGTATGTTCCACGGGATATCATCTCGGGTGTATTTGGTCTTCCAAGTCGAGACTTCGGCCTCCTCGTAAACCATCTCTTCGAAGTATTCCTGAGTCCTGTCAGGAGAAGGGGCAGTCTGAGGGAGGTCTTTATCTAGAAAATCTGACATAGTTCCACACATGCTGTCACAGCTATTTTTAAACGGACAAGTATTACATTGAGTGGCTTTGAGTAACCATACTTCCTTCCCCTTGTATAATCCGACTTCTAAGCCGTCTAAGAGGCTCGCTGAGGCTCTTAACTCGGGGTACATAGGTATAGGTCTACCCAAGCATTCTGAGCCGCAGAAATCGGCCTTAGAGCATCTACGGGCCAGTAGGTTCTCATTGAAGTCTGTCATACTTCGTTTGGCTAACTCATAATACAACCCATCACTGAGGTCTGCCGTATGATATAGTGGGAACTTACTACATATGGGGGCTTGTTTTTTAAGGAATTCTAATTTATTCGTCAAATCCTCTCCTAGAATATTAATACTGAGTAGTAGTTTCTACTCTCTAACATTGATTGGCGGGTTGTTTTTATTAATGTTGCATAACGTAAGTCATTGTAATTATAGGGTTGTGAGGGGTAACGCCCTCTTACTATCCTCCTATACGGGAGGCCATAGAAGGCATATTCTTCAAACGACTCAGTACATAAGAATTCGATTTCCTTGATAAATTCGAATCTAACACCCATGTATGTAGACAATCTACGATGTTTTCCACATTCCATACACTTATCATGTGTGGAATTGACATGTAAATTAAGGAAACATAACACTCTGAATAATATTTTAGTGAACATATAATACAGTTATACCATGATAAATGTCCTCAGTCAATGATTTTACCCTTCTAAGCGATAAATTATATAAACTGTAAGTAGTTGAAATTACTCAAATATTGAAAATAGTTTAAAAATAATTTGTGAAATAGTTGCAAAAACGGGTGCCTTACTAAAAGTAGTAGAATTACATTAATACATATTAAGTAATACTTATTTAGTAATAACTTATTAAGTACTACTTATTTAGTATTTCTTATTTAGGAGAATGTAGGTCAACTACTATTCATGTAGTATCATGGTATCTCCTATACTAGATAGTACTACTGACTGGCCGTAGTATGTCTAATTTCAAATAGAGTATCAAATCAGGACGATGCTGCTCTAACTTCCCTCCTCGGAGCAGTATGGGAGGGGGGTTGGCTAAGTTTAGGCTTGCCATCCCCTTTTTCAAATACAAAGGGAACTTATGAACGGATTCAAACTAGGCTTCAGAAGGCCCAAATCAATCCCTAAGGCGTTAGAAAAGGATTACATACGTTGGAAGCAGGACCCGGAAAAATATGAGAGAATGTATCCGGTCTTAGCTAGAATTATCAAGGAACAACTAACAAAAGAAGGGTTATATGAAAAAACAAGAGAAACAGATCAAAGTGACGAAAGCTCAAGCTAAATCTCATTTAGACAGTAAATTAGGTGAAGTTACTACAAGATGGCACCTAACTCCTAAAGCTGACAATGCTTCGACTATGACTAAAAACATCAAAACGGGCGTAAAAGCAACTAAAGCTAAACCAGTTAAAGTTGACCAGCCAAAGAAGAAATAATATGAAAAACCTTCCATTTCAACAAGATAAGGATGAAGCCGTTCGCGAGAATCTCAAAGAACTTCAAGAAATCCAAGAAAACAAAAGTCTTGACAAAAAGGTAAAGCAGATCAAGATTCACCACAAACTCAAGGATATGTCCGAAGGTAAGTGGACGATAATCGAAGATGCTCTACTAGAAATTGAAGTGGAATGTCGAACTGAAGTTCTCCTCAAAAAGATAGAAAAAATACCTCCCCTAACTAAAAGGGTCGAGTCAATGAAAGATAAACTATCAGAGAAATTTAAAGAGGAATCAGAAGTTCTTAATACCTTGTTATCCGCGATACCTGATATTAACAACGTCAGGAGATGGGTAAAGAAGAAGGAATGGATAGAAGAAATCGATCGAAGGATGCGGGATACCGAGCTTTTCAGTTCAGAGAATCGCCACCAAATGATTAGAGCAATATTCAATTCAGGAATCAAGGGAAGCGCAAAACACGCTGAGATGTATTTGAAAATGAGTGGAGATTTAGGAAAACCTAATGAGAAAGAAGACCCTAAAGAAAGTATCTTCTCACAAATGCAATCAGCCATGAAGAAGAAGTAATGATTCCATTATGGGTTAATTTTGAAGATGAAGTGATATCTGACTCAAAGTATGATACCCCGAAAGCATTACCATATCACCGATATTTAAAACCTCTCAGGAGTTTTAATTTCGTTTTATTTTTCTAGAACACGTCAAGGAGGGGGATGTGAGTATAGAATTCGAAACAGACGACACTGGTCATCGACTCAGAACCGAAGACCTTAACATTATGGGTCTCGCTAGAGTTCTATATGATAATAAAATACGTTGGAAAAACGGTAAGATTATCGGAGAACATAGAGACGACGATGGAAATAGAAGTTTCATAGGATTACATGAAGGACAAGAGAAGGTTATTAGTTCTCCTGCAAGATTCAAAGTAGTCGCATGTGGCCGCCGCTGGGGAAAAACTGGATGCGCTGCGCTAGTAGCTTTAGCTACAATTCTACAACCAAACAGAAGGGTCTGGGTCGTTGGACCTGAGTACTCACATGTAGAGAAAGTATTTCAAGAATTATATTACATATTAGTAGTTCAGTTAAAACTTGTCGGAAAGAGTGTACCAAACTCAGCAGCTCGTAAATCTAAAGGTGACTACTACATAGAAACCCCTTGGGGTTCAATCATAGAAGGTAAGTCTTCAGGAAACCCCGACTCAATGGCAGGGGAAGCGTTAGACTTGGTTATCTTCGATGAAGCAGGACTAGAACGTAACCTGTCAACCATATGGAGACAGATGCTTAGACCCACGCTAGGGGATAAGTCAGGCTCGGCAATGTTTATATCAACACCACGGGGTAAGAATGACTTCTATAAGTTATTCAAAGTCGGTGAACTCGGTAGAAGACAACATGAAGGTTATGTACAAATAAAGAATGAATCCGAGGATTTTAGAGATTGGGCTAGTTGGTCAATGCCAAGCTACACCAACCCCTTTATTCCTCGTTCAGAATATGATGACGCAAAAAAAGAAGCTCTAATGGCTGGAACGTATTTACTATTCCAACAGGAATATGATGCAGACTTCGAGTCAGTGAGCGACGCGGCTTTTCCCGGATTCAGAGCAACAAAGCCCGACAAGGAAAACCCAGATATAAGAACTCCGTATCACGCTCAAGACTATAAATATAGCCCTGAATTTGGCCCGTGGTTTGCCTCGTGTGACTACAACATTGCAAGGCCAGCATCTACAATATATGCACAAGTGGACAAACAAGGAAATGTAATGATTTTCGATGAATTGTTCAAACCTAATACTACAGCTTATATGCAAGCTGAGTACATAAAAGAAAAATGTAAAGAATTAGGAGTACCGTATAGAGATGTTATAGGAGACGTATCAGGCTCGTTTGCAACAGCCAAAGGCATGAATGAATTCAATCAGTTTGAAACAGTTCTAGGACATTCCCCCGTAGGAATCAGACAAGGACGAGAAACTGGAAACCACTTGATTCACGAATGGTTATCATATCCAATAATAAGTAAAGACGGAAGTGTTAAGATGGACGAGTTCGGAAATCCCGAAACTTACCCTAAACTTTTTGTGGCTTCCCACTGTATAGAAACTATACACGCATTAGAAACAGCTAAAAAGAAAACAGGCAAAGACGGTTCAATTAAACAAGATTATTCTGAGTTCGTCTCAGGCCATGAGGGACTAATTGATGCAGTGCGTTATTTATTAGTTTTCTTATTTAACGAGAGACAAACAGTAACAAGTTCAAAAGGCTTGTACTAGGAACAAATATGAAGAAACTACCCCTAATTAAAAGAGCGGGGAATCGATTTGCAGTTGACGAATCAAAGATTCTACCGTACATGAGAAAGTCTAAAGGACTAATCATGTCTGCTATCGGAGTAGCTACTGAGTATTTAAAAGAAAACCCTGATGAATTTGAAGGACTTGCTCCTAATGATAAGTTAGACAAATTAAACGATATAGTATATGAAGTCCTCACGGATTGGGGAATATACAAAGGATAAAAATGAAATACTTTTTAGATCATCCTCAGATTAAGAGGAAAAAGGCTTTAGGGAATGGAAGCACACCTTCTAAAACAAACCCCTTAACTGGCGCAACAAAACCTGCTACTAAAAGTGTAGGACAACAACCAAGTCCTGATATTTCAGATTCAAGTATCAAGACAAGTACTAAAGGGGTTAAGTAATGGCAAAGAAGAAAAACGCCATAAAATACTTCTTAGATCATCCACAAATTAAGCGCAAAAAAGCTTTAGGAAATGGAGAAGGCCCTAAACAATCCTCTGGAGGGTTTATGGCAGGGGTTAAAAATCTCTTCAGCGGAGGGTCTAAACCTTCTACTGAAACAAAGAGTACCTCCTCTAAAACTTCATTCGCCTCTAACAGTGGAGGAGCAGCAAAAGCCTCAAGCGGATTTGGCGCACTGATAAGTGGAAACAAACCTAAAAAATAAGGAGTTAATTTATGTCAAAACTGACAGGAACATTCAGAAGAATGGCAAAACTTCGCGACAATATTCAAAGAAAGGTTAAGTTCGATAAGATCAACATCTCTGACGACCTCAGAGGAACAGACCTTACAAAATATATTAAGGCTAGAATTGTTGACAAGGGAATTGAAGTAATGAGAACTTCAGAAGCTCCTTCTCAAGAAACTGACCTAAATATTAAAGCGTCTCTAACTGTTAACGGTATTAAAATGGATACTGATGCTAACGGTCAAAACGCTAACTTGATTACATTTGAAATTGTAGACGGAGAAGTTGCTGGAGCAGCTTCAGTACAAGTTAAAAAGAAAAGACACATTAAGCTTAAAGTTCAATCTGGAGTAACTACTATTAACACTGCAATCGCCGCACTACAAGGTGATAGTAGAGTAGAAGCTCTTGTTGATATATCCTTAGTTGGAATAGGAACCGACCCTGTTACCTCGACTAAAGGAAAAACATTTATGGACGGTAGATAACAATTATAGGAGAACCTACTATGGAAAGAAAAATTAAAGGCGGTCTTAAAAATAAAGGCCTAAGAAACGCACCTTATGAAAAAATGGAAAAGTCAGCTAATGAATCTGATGAGTACGCAAAATGTGACCAAGCTTCAGGTAAAGAATCAGCCAAGAAGATTTCACATGGTCACAAGACTGTAAAAGAAAGCATGTAATAACATCTTTTTTAGATCACCTCTATCCTTTCGAGGGTAGAGTGCCAGCCTTAACAGGTATGGCTTTAAACGGCGTCCCTGATTCCTAACCAATGACAGTATCAATGCTTGGGCCAGAGTAGAATATAGTCAAGGGATTAAACAGCCGGTTATATATAGGAGGGGTGGACTTAAAACTTCCACCCCTCTTCTATTATCCTTGGAGGGACGATGGATGAAGAAAGAGAATTGGTCATAGTATATCAATCGAATATGAAAGAATATATAAAATATAGAATAAAGAGAAAAACTGAAATACGAAGAAGTCGAATAAGTTCGACGGAACCTATGATAACGAGTCTTGGAGGGAAAGATGAGTAGTATATTTACAATAGTCAAGACCACCGTTAAAGAAATCTTAGGAAATGAGAACGGAAGTTTCAACTTTGGACTTAGCCAAAATGGAAGTGTCGCAGCTACATTTGCTTTAAATTCAAATTTTTATTCATCTCTAGTATACCGACGATGGGTAACTCGCATCGCCTTAGATTTCTATACAGGAAGACAGGATAACTACGTATGGATGGATTTGCAGAAATCCTTTAGAGACCCTAGTAAGCAACAAATAATTCCATACAACATAACCCAAGAGATTATAGACGAGACTAGCATATTATACAGAGAAGAGCCTAATTATCTAGTTAAAGATAAAGAAGGAAATGTTTTAGAAGAAGAGACTAAACTTTGGAAACGTATAAGGAAAACTGGCCGTTATCATAATTTATGCCAACAACTAGACTCCATGACCAAGTTACTAGGAACAGTCCTAGTTAAAGTTAGCTTTGTTGACCCCATGACCGGAGATTTGGTTAATAAAAACGAACCGGGAGTCGTACAATTCGACTTGGTATACGGAGGTTATTTCAATGCAACATGGTCTAGTTCCCCATATTATATTACCGAACTTGATTTCGAGTTTGCAGACGGAATAAATCAATCACAAAATAATTACATGATGGGTGCCGAAATTAGGCCCTCTAATACATTAACTGTTGCAACTGTCCCTACAGATACTACTAAGATTTCAGAACGTAGAGTAGACAGTTTGAATAAGTTAAGTAAGATATCAAAAATAACATGGTCCATTAAAGATCATAAGGTCGAAGATGAGGACGGAAATACATTCGAGGGAGAAAACCCCTACGGAGTAATTCCGGCAGTACCATTCTTCAATCAAGACCCCGGCAATAGATTCTTTCTACCGATAAATGAGCCTTTGTTATATGCTAACCATGCAATTAACATGAGACTCAGCGACTTGAACCATATAGCGAAATATCAGTCGTTTGGTCAAGCCGTAGTAAAAGGAATTGAACGGCCCGTAAATAATAGATTCGGAAGGCCCGTAGATGATTATAACTCTGCTGGTGGTTCTAGAACTTTTGGTTTAGGACAAGGAGCTAACGTCGGGCCTACAGGCTTAGATAGAAACTTCCACAGTCCCTTTGATTATTATAGTGACGGAAATGCTACAGCTAATAAGAACGGCTTTAGTGTTGGCCCTGACACAATAGTAAGTGTAGGCGAGACAGGAGACTTTAAGTTTGTCTCTCCAAATGCAAACATTGGTGGGTTAACTGAGACAATATACACAATGATGGATATGCTCAGAATTAACCATGGACTTAGACCAAAACATAAAGGTGGAACTTCTGGTTCTGGATACAACGCTACTTTAGAGAAGTTAGGAGTTGTAGAGAAGAATAAGAAACGTTCACTATTCTTTAAAGAAAGAGAACAACAACTATTCGAGATAGTCAAAAAGCTCTGGAATGTTCATCATGCTGAATCAGAAGAAAAGACCTTTTGTGAAGACTGTGAATTGGACATTTATTACGTTGAACCTGAATTTGCAGTTGACCCTCAAACCAAGATGGCAGCTCTTAAACAGGAAATGGAAATCATAGCTACTGGAGACAGACAGGCTATTAGAAAGATTAAACCTCACCTAGACGATGCAGCACTTGACGAACTATTGAAATCTTATCATAAAGATATGATGGAACAGATGAAGCGAGACGTTGAGATCGAGAACTATAAGTTCAATAATCTAGATGAAGTACAAGCCGAGATAGAAGTGCAGGATTCCGAGCTAGGAATCAGTACTAGTTCAGGGGGTGGAAGCTCTGACACAACTTCAGACACTCCAGCAGGGGCCAAAACAAACCCTGCCAAACACTCTAAAGAATCTTCTATCCAACCGGGTAAAAACGGAGACACAAGAAAAACAGACGCAGCAAAAAGAAAACAAGCAGACAAAGAAGCTAAGAAAAAATAACGGTCGAGCCGTTAGAGGGAGTTCTTATGATTAATGCTTCACAAGCCGCACCAATGTTTTTGGTGACAGTACTTAGACAAGGTTCTCCAGAACCTTTAGTAACTTTAGAAACTCATGATAAAAATGAGGCTATAGAAAAACTTAAAGCTTTAGATGGTGAATGGATTAAAAGTGTCGAAGAGAAAAGACCTTTTAGAATTACTTTACCATTCTATGCTAGTTTTTCACCTTCATTGGTTATAGAAATTAAAGTTGAAGAATTAAGTGCTGAGGATTACAGTAGATTAAAGGATGGTTTCACTAAAGAAATGGTTGAAAACGGACTTACTGGATTCGCACAAAAAAACAACTGGGGCGCATAAATACTACAGGATGAGCCTATAGTATATGCCTAAATTTGAGATCGAGTCTCAATGGGAGATTACAATGCTTTACGGATTTAAACATTTTAAAATGGGTGCAATGGAAGACCTACTAGGTGCTTCTGGTGGATTACCAGCCGCAGCAAAAGTAGAAGAAAGTGCAAAGGAAGAAGACGCTGAAATAAAAGCCGACTCCTCTCCCGAAGCAAATACAGATGGAGGGGAACCATTAGTAGCCGCAGAACCAGTAGTTGAAGAAGATTTTGAAACCATCAAGAGACGAACACTAGAGTCTATGGAAGACGAAGTTAAAGCCTTGAGAGCAGAATCAACTAAACGAAGACTTGAGAATAAAGCACTTAAAGCTAACGCCTTAGAGTTATTTGAAGACGAAAGAAAACAAATGACTGCTAAAACTAAAGAGCTTGAGAAACAACTTAAAGCCTTTCAAAAGCTACAGTTAGAAGCTGAAGCAGAAAAAGCTGGCGTTAAGATCGACGCTAAGACTCAAGAAATCCTACAAGCAAAAGAACTCGATTTAGAGCAGAAGCAAAAAGACTTTGAAAAGCTTGAAAAAAAATATGCCGATATTGAAAGCAAACATAACGAGTTTTTAGAAAGACAAAAAGAAGAAGCAGAACTGAAGGAGAAGGTTCTAAAAGCAAAGATCGAGTCTGAGCTAGAACTAATACCTGAAGACAAAAGAGATTTTGCACAGGCTCTTGTACGGGGGTATGAGGACATGCAAGACGGATACTTTAAACTACTTGAAGCCAAACAGGGGGGCCTATTTGGAGTCAAAAAAGTAGAGGTATCACATCAGGTTCCTATCGACAAAGGGGAAGATAGCAAACCTGAACAACATCGTAACAACAAAGAACGAATATCAAAAGGGTTAAGCAAAATAACGGGTCAGATGATGCCGGGACAACGCTTAATCTAAATTTAAGGAGACATTGAATGGCAAGTGTAACTTTACAAGAAGCTGCCAAACTGTCGAACAACGAAGTAGTCGAAGGGATTGTTGAGGATATTATATCTGAAGACAATTGGTTTCAGTACCTACCATTTGTTCAACTGAACGGATTAGCTCACACTTTTCAAAGAGAAAAGACTTTAGCAAACGTTGATTTCGCTGGAATCGGTCAAGACCTTACAGGGGATGAGTACCGTGGCGGTGCTACATTCGATAATGTAAACGTCGGACTAGCAGCAATTATGGGTGAGATTCTTATCCCAGATCAAATCGACGATCAACTAAGCGATATAAATGACCAACTTCAAGTGCAAATCTCTTCGAAGTCTAAAGCATTTGCTCGTTTTTTCATGAACGCAATCATCAACTACGGTTCGAATGGTTTTGCTCTTTCACAATCTAACAACGGCCCTATCGGTGCTGACGGATTTGAAAACGCCCCTCTTATGAAGGGTATGAAAGCAATTCTTGATGAAGAAGTAGGAAATGCTGATGATGTTAACCATCCATTTTATCAGTCAGGACAAGCAACTCAAACTATCGAGTTGATTGAAGACGACGCAGCTTCGGCTCGTGTTGGATTACCCGGACGTACATTTGGATTAGAAGACCTTGACTCAATTCTTGATGCAGTTACTAAGGGACCAGAATTCCTTTTAATGAACAAAAAGATGAGACGAGTTCTTAGAACACTTTTACGTAACACTGGTGGCGGTACTGACGCTGCTCAAATTATGAGACAAGACCTTGGTTCAGGGAAGCCTATGCTTCACTACCAAGAAATTCCAGTATTTATTTCAGACTTTGTTTCTGACGTAGAACCTGTACATCAAGTACATTCTACAGCGGTAACTATCTCGTCTATAAATATCGGGGCAAGTACCTTGACTCTTTCTGCTGATATTAGTGCAGAAATCACCGCAGCTTTACCTGTTGCTGGTGCAACTTACCTTGTAGCTCGTTCAGGAGTTGCTGGTAAATTTAAGAAAGTCGCTCTTAAGATTACAGGTATTGCTGGTGCAGTACTTACTTATGACGCTGCTTTCCAACTCAAGAACGACGAAACTAACCGTCTTCAAGGTTCCGATCTTACAGGTCTCGACAACGCTCAAGGGCTTGTTGGTAGAGCTGCTACAGTTTGGGAAAGAGTTGATGGAACTTCTATCTACTCCGGTAAATTCGGAGAGCAAGAAGGTTTCTGTGCCTTTACCATGCGTCAAAACGCTGGCATCCAAGTGAAATATGTTGGACCAGTTCGTGAAAGAGACGAAAGTCAGTATAGGATAAGCGCATAACATTTTGTCCTATTAAAATTCCGTGAATTGCTGGAAAACCCTAAAACTTAGTTAACTACAACATAACCTGTAAAGGTAAGTGTGAACGTTTGAAAATAACTAAGATAATACAATGGGTAATCAGCATCCAAGCCTCCTAGAAATAGGTGGAAGGTTCAGAGACTAGAGTATGGAGTCTAAACGAGTAAAGTCGTAGACGGTAAAACTCCACGAGCGCGGAACTCCTGTAAAAGGGATGATGATATAGTCCGTCCTTATGTGAAAGCATTCGAGATTGGGATAATTAAAAAACCTAATAAAATCAAGTACTTAGGAAATGGTACGTTTCAGCTCAAACTTATTCCAGACTAGCTCTAGCGAGACTCAAGTCTGTTTTAGGTCTTGACGCATAACAAACGATAAGAAAGTTATCAGGGTAGCTCCTTGGTGATTGAGGAGAGGGCCTACACCCTCTCCTCTTCTTTTGTTTATAATCTATTCTGGAGGGAAGCATGAGATATCAAAGAGGTGGCTACGACCACGAATTCATTGTAATTAAACACTCACTAAAGGGTGTTAATACTGACGTACTCGGAGTACGATACCGAGATGGTTACGGAGTTGTTGCTAAGGGGTCTAAAACTCATATACAACTCAAAAGAATTAAATTAGCTATAACTGAAGAGTTGCCTATTACATTCCTAGAGAACCTAGCATGTGTGGTAAACGACAGACAAATAAGATATATCTGGGGAAAGCCAGTGTATGATTACTTCTTAAAGCAGAAGTTTAAAGTAGAGCATAAGGATGAGATTAAAGTAATCCTTGATGATCTTCCTCAGTGTGAGGGACAAACTGCTACAGGAGACCAGTGTAAACGTAAATCCTTAGTCGGAACTGAATGGTGTAAGTCACATATTTCATGTCATCCCGATATTGGCCCAGAGCTTTTAAAAAGTAAAGCCAAGGGAGCCGAACGTAAAAAGGTCGTTAACGCGCTTATTAAAAAATACATAAAAAAAGACTAAAGGGTGAGTTATGAAACTTAAAGGATTTGTTCATTATGATTGCGCAACTGATAAGTTTGACATAGTTGCATGGTTAGAAGATTCAGGAGCAATCCTAAAAGTCGGACTCTCAACAATGTTAGCTCAATTATATGACAAGGACGGAAATCCTTTATCATACAATGAAGCAGGGATAGTTCCTGACGCTTTAGGGTTATTTAACTTCACTGAAGTAGATAACCCCTCATTCATTGAGAATGGAAAAACATACTTACTTAGACTGGAGACGACATATGCCGCTTCAGAAGTAAGTACTTTCATACCTTTTAGAATAACCAATATATAACAAGGAGTGATATATGGCCACAACTTTTTGCAAGGAAAACGCAACCGTTGCCCAACAAGATCAAGGTAGTCAGAATATCACAAACAAGAAGGGTACTTCGAACAATACACCAAGCTCAACAGGTTCGAGAATAATCCCTCTTAACGCATATAAATTTGTCCTAGGTGAACGTGCTGAGATGCAAGCGTCCTTTTCAAACAACGATAAACCTATTCAGGTGGACGCCGGAAGCAAACCTAAGGCCACAATATACCAAGACAACATTCCCATTGAAACTATCGACGGAGTTTTAACTTCAGGTCAGACCTATGAGTATAGCTTCTTTTGGGATATTCCCGCAGATATAAACCCTCGGAGACTGTACCAAGTCAAGTATTCAGGGTTCTTAGGTGGAACTGAATATGTTTGGGGTGACGAGTACTTTGATATAAGTGCTTCTCCAAGTAATATCAAAATGAAACGCCCAGCTTATGCGACAGTAGACCAACTCAGGTCAGCAAAACCTAACATAGATTCATACTTACCCTCTGTATATAAGAGCGATAAGGTTAAGCGCGACAATCTTCTACAAGAGTATTTAGCAGATTCGTCCCTAGAATTAAACGGTCAACTAAACCTTAGAGATTTCCACTCAGTATACAACGATAACTTTAACCTTTACGTTAAGTATCATGCTATATGGGCAATCTTAGGGTCTCAGTTAGGAGAAGACGGCTCCTCTGTAAGCGACAGAACTTTAGGGTTCTGGGAAAAGCGGTGGAAACATACATTAAAACAAATTAAAATGCACTCACAGTTATCTCACATTCCTACTGGACGAGCATAATATGATAGAGATCAAGGTAGATACTAACGGATTTCACAAACGGGTAGAGAAGATGTTTCAATACATCGATAATAGAGTATCTAACCCTAATGAATACAAAACTATCGTTGAAAAAGCTCAAAAAGGTTTAAGAGAAAACCGTGAAACTACAATTAAAAATGAATTAATATACGCAGATATGAAAACCGATTTAAAGCAAGAAGGTTATATACCCGAGGATACCCCCCTCTCAGTTACGGGACAGCTTATAGACGATTTGTATTACGATACAATGAGCAAAAGTCCCGATGAGATTCTTGGAGCTATGACATTTCGAGCTGAAGAACGAATGCGGCCAACTTATTATAGTATGTGGCAAGTGTATCACGATGAGATCGAGTCTCTAGATTACAAAGCTAGTAAATCTTCTGACGTTATGAAGAAGTTACAAACACGCAAAGGGTGGCCAATTATCGAAACACTTTACAAGGGTTATAAACAAGATTTCGTAAAAAAGGTATCAACAATAGTTGCTGAGGCCTTTTGGAAAGCACCACGTAAATAGGAGGAATCATGAGTCAAGTAATAAAAGACCTTGAAGAAGCCTTAAAACGTGAAATATCAAGTTTATCAACCCATCATAAAGTGACAAAAACAAATACTTCGATGCAAACTACTTACGACCCGTTATCAGGGGAAGCAATCGAGACCCCTCTCGAACCTAGTTTTTATGACGAAAACTCAGGAGCTAACGCTGTAACTTACCCAAGAGTAGATATTACATTTGATAAAATACAAGAAGATCGAGATTCTGGTAGAATGATTTCTATATGGGAAGATCGATTGACGAGTTATCGTATTTTAATAAAACCTAACCAAGACCGCCCCCAAGTCTTTGAACAGGTAACAAGTGGAACCGACGGAGTAAATGTTGGGAACGGATTACAAATCAGCTCACTGAAGCTAAATAAGATTAGTACGTCCAATCTCATTAAGATCGTTTCAGGAACAAACAAAGGAACTTATTCTATACAGTCTTTAGACTTATTGAATAAAACCATAGTTCTTGAGCCAGAATTAGTTTCTAATATTCAGGAACTTTCTTATAACGCATCTACAAGAAAATTAACACTACTAAACCCTACAGACTTATTCGTGGTTAGAGGTGGAGATTTATTTGAAGATTCGTTGGGAACCCAATTCCCGATAATTGAAGTGAATACAAAGAAGAGAGAGATTTACCTCGGAGGACAAGGAGTACCCGACCTTGGAATTGGAAGTAAAGTTATTAGGATAGGAGACGTTCTCAGGAACGTTGACTCTGACCCTGTTTATTACATAGTAATGGACAAGGACAAACCTCTACTCTCTAGTCAGTATCCTCACAACCCTTTAACCGACTCATATCTAACGTCACATCCAGCTACACCTTTTAACTACTATTACACAATAGAAATTAAAAATAAGAATCGGAACGCTCACATTGAGACAGCCGACAGGATGACGGAGACGGTTGTAAACAGACCCCGTAGAGCTATCGAAGTTCTATTGAGGTGTCCAGACTCCGCTGAGTCTAATATAAAGTGCGGCCCTTCTAACGGAGACGGTCGAACTGTTGAGGTAGAGTCTGTTGAACATTTTTGTATCAACGACTCAGTATACCTAGCTAACAGGTTTAGAATCAGTGAAAACAACCAAATAATTGATATAGATGAGGCAAACAACTTACTCATATTAAGGAATAATATCCCTAATGAGTTCGGTGAAAATAATAATACGGTAATCGTATCCAACGCTGATTTAAAAACATGGTCATTCTATTTGAATGAAGGAAGTGTAATAGTCAGTCAGGACTCTGTTAATAACTTTTTCAGGCAAGAATATTCTATTAGAATTGAAGGCTGGAAATCTGAAAAAACTGGAGACCATGAAGAAGGCGCGATAACTAAGATTAGTGGGACTATCGAGACCCCTAGTAATATAGTGGAGGAATTTTGAAAAAATATAGAGTAAAAAGAAGTACTCCCAAACCTTTCATGAACGCCAATAGGTTAGTAATGCTAAACCCCGGTTCAATTCAAATGTTAAAGCCTGAAAGACAGGTAAAACAATTGATTGCTCAGGGTTATCTTGAGGAAGTTATCGAGCTTAAGAAAAACGAAGCTAAGAAACCCTCAAGAGAAACAAAGAGACCATTTAAAAAGATTAAAGGTAAATCGGAGACTAAAGTTAAGGAAGAAAATCCTAAACAAGTCGAAGAAACCAAATCCAAACAGGAGTAATAGATGGCGATTAACATCAACCAAGGCCCTGAAAGGGTCGAAGTAACTCCTAAACCGATTGGAACGGTTTTTGTTCCCGGTGCTAGTACAGCTCGAACTGCAACGCTTATAGCTACCAGTAAAGCCTCAGCACCTCTAAATACTCCAATTTCAGTATTCAGCATGAGCGAATTTGAGGAGTCATTTGGAACAGAAGCAGACATGGGAGAAGCATACTTATCATCAAAGGGTTATTTCGATAACGCTGGTGAGGGAGCCGAACTTATAGTCATAGCAGTTTCACCTTCTGGAGTATCAGGGTCAATCCTTGAAGCCGCAGAAATCCAAGCCCCTAGAGCCATTATAGGTAGCCTAGGTAAACTATTAGACGACGGAGAAATCCTTACAGGGGCGACCCTTACAAGTTATGATAGTGCTAAAGGTGAAATGCTTTTAAATACTGGTGCTGCAACAGGTACTTATTCAAAAGCCAAGATTGGAGATTTCATTAGAGACGCAGAAGGTAGACTATACCAGATTAGCGGATTTAAAGGAACTTCAACAGTTCTAATCGATTCAGGTTTAGATCAAGAGTTAAGCAAATCCTCTAAAGGACTTTCAGCAGACGGAGCTAGTATTACCATAGTTCGTCTTTTTGATGCTGGAGCTTATAGCGGTAAAATGAGTGTTCAAGAAGGTGTTACATACGGTTCAGGAGTTACGACTACTGTATCTGGTAGTACTTTAACCTTAGCAGGGTTTGACGCTAATTTGAATGACGTCAGAAAGGGTGATATTATAGTAGATTCTCTTAACGAAGAATTTATCATAACTTCAGTAATAGACGGCGATAATATTGAAGTTGATAGAGACGGCTTAACTGCTGGAGTTATTGACATTAAAAGAGGAACTAAAGTTAAGATTATAGAGTCTGGTAGTGATGCTGGTTCTGCTAAACTTACTTTGAGTGTTTCTCCATATGAAGCTGCTGATTCTAAAGTAAAGTTTGCATTAGCTGACAGTGCTCTAAACTCTCCCGAAGGTTCACTCGCAGGAGACTTCTTAGAATTCTCTGACGGGACTAAGGCTGAGATTACTGCAAATACTATAGTAGCAGAGTCAACAATCATAACGGCAGCAATGGCCGGGACAATTTCATATGTAGCTTCTACAGGAATAGTAACTGCTACAGGTGAGACAATCCAAACTGACGGAGCTAAAGCAGGAGACGTTTTAATCGACGCCTCAGGTAAAGAATATATAATTCACGAAGTTATCTCAGAAACAGATATTCGCATTAATAAGAATATCGCCTCACCTAGTTCATTAGCCGGAGCGAAAGTTCATAAAGGTGCTATGGAACTCACAGTAGGTTTAGACTTAAGTGCTAAAATTACAGGTGAAACTGGAGCAGATACCTCAGGGGTTATTAAGTACAAAGCTAATTCACTTTCAGTTGACGCAGATACCAATATGAGTTCAGATGATTATTTCATTGTAGAACCTTCATATGAGTCTCAGGATTACATTGGAAGCGAAGCAGACTTTAGCGGCCTTAGAGCGTTAGACGCTTTAGACACTGTAAATCTAATAGCTATTCCGGGTATATATGACCCTGCGGTACAAGGCGCATTAATCGACTATTGTTCGGTTACTAGAAGCGATTGTATGGCATTAGTAAGCGTTCCTGAATTTGTTACTTCAGCGTCTAAGGATGTTTTAGTAGCTTCTAACTTGGTTATTGCAAGTGTTCAAGAATCTCTCACTGGTAGTATTGTAAGCTTCTCAGCTTCTCCAGACCTCTCAGGGGTTTCAACTTACGACCTGTTAAAGATCGGGGTAAAGACCTTTGTAGTGAAATCAGTTAGCGACCAAGACGACCAAATAGTTGTCTTTGAAACTACGGGAATTCCTACAGTAGGGGCTGTATCAGTACAGAGTCCTTCAGCTATTAGTTGGAAAGATTCAATTGTTAATAAACCCACTACTAAAGTAAGTTGGTATTTTAACCACGTAATAGTTAGTAATTCTGACGGTGGAAGTTCAGTAGTAGACCCTTCATGTCATGCTGCTGGAGTTATGGCTAGGATTGATTCAAATATTGCTGAAGGTGGAGTATCCCACGCACCAGCAGGAATCAGGCTTGCCCAACTCGCAGGAACCACAGGCTTACAACTACAGCTTTCTGAAAGACTTGACGGGGGCCCACTAAGGTTGGCATTCATCAATAGGATTACAAGTTCAACTGGTAACGGTAGATACATCTTTGGTGGATATACTGGTGCTGGAGATTCAGCTACGTCTGATGAACAGTTAATTCAGGTTATCAGAAGTGTACTATTTCTTAAGTCATCTTTAGAGTCTGGTTTGGTTGGATTCCTTTGGGAAAATAACTCTCCAGTAAATAGATCGAATATCAGCAATGCTATTCTAGCGTTCTTAAGAACAAATGCTTACCTTTTCCCAGCAGGATTGCCAGAAGACCAGCAATTCAAAGTGGAAAGTATCACCCCAGACACACAGGCACTAGCTCAAGGGTTAGTTAAAGTAAGAATTCAGGTCAGGTTTAATACCGCTATCAGATTTATCGATATAGACCTCGAATTTCCACTTCCTGTTTCTCAAGCATAAGGAGTTAAATTATGGCAAGATCAGCTTCATTTGACCCCGTAGACAAATTTAGATTTTTAGTGAGTCTATCAGCTTTAGAAGGGTCAGATATAAGTAGAGCAGGATTTACATCCTGTACTCTACCCTCAGAATCTTCTGGGGAAATAAGCTACCGCGAAGGGAACTACCGCGATAGTGTAGAAAAGTCTCCGGGACTAACCTCTTACTCAGACATTACACTAAGTAGGGGAGTTACAACAGACCAAGACTTTTACAAGTGGTGTGAAACCCATAAAAAACATTCAGCTACAGTTCGTCCTAGCGGCGATAGTCAGTTCACTGCTACAGATGAACGTCCTTCTGATGATGCTAAAAACACCATAAGAAGAGAAGTTACAATCACTGTCCTCGACAGAGAAGGTAAAGCTGTTAAAATCTGGAAATGCTATAACTGTCACATCTCTGAGTTTACTCCGGGTGATAGTCTTGATAGTTCTTCAGAAGAAAAATTAATGACGTCTTTAACTTTAAGAATTGAAGGTTACGAAGAAATTCTACCTACAGCTTAATCAAGGACGATTAAGATAGAGACGGTGAGTCCATGAAGGACTTACCTCTCTTTCTTTATTTTGGAGGTTACATGGTAAGGGCAACAGAACATGACCCTGTAGATTCATTTAGATTCGACGTTAGAATTATAAGTGTATCACTGGCTCCGGGAAACTTACTTAATAATTTTAAGAAAGGTGGAGCAATCTCACAGTTTGCTAGAGTAGGATTTACAAGTGTAACTATACCAGAGTTCACCACAGCGGTTACAGAGTATCGTGAGAATACCGATAACTATGTGATGAGAAAAATACCCGGATTAATGCACTATAATGACATTAAGATGGAGAGGGGTGTGATGCCATCTCCCAAGGGCCGTAACGAGATTCAAAAGGCTATAGGGTCTAATAAAGACTTCTATAGATGGTTGACTAAAGTTAACACGGCAAACCCTGCAATATCAATGATAGGGGAAATCACAGGTACTAAAAGTACTTCATTATTAAAACAAAGTGAAAACTTCCGTAAGGATATGATTATCATATTACGGGATAGAGAAGGTAAAGCAGCGAAACGATGGTATGTCGTGAACGCATGGCCTACTGGATATAAAGGTTCGAGCGACTTAGACTCGACCTCCGAGAGTAAAGCGATTGAGTCACTAACTCTTACCTATGAATTAGCATTTGAGTTACCTTCAGTAGCAGACGCCGCTAAGGAATTAATCGCTAACATATTCGACAGTTCGTTTACCGATATAGCGGACGACCTCGATTTAGACTTCGGATTTTAACATGAGTATGAAAGATATAGAGAGGCGTTTAGATACCCTCGAAGAAAAAATGGAAATAGTTGCTACAGCAAACCAGAGTCAAGAGATTAGTCTTAGTAAGATGACTACGATTCTTGAAGGGCAACATGAATCCCTCAAAGAACATATCTCAGCCAGTAAAGCGAATGGGGCTAGACTTGTAATGGTCGAGAACAGGGCAATGAAAGACAGAGCAACCATTAAAGGTGTTGTAATAGGTATAACAGCCTTCTGGACGGTTTTATTAGCAGGGGTAGGGTTATACCTAAGGATGGGTGGTTAAATGGCTAGAGCGGGCAACCTAGACCCTCTAACGAAGTATAAATTCACAGTCTACATCAACGTGGACGGGAATAAGGATTTCTTCAAGAAACTCTCATTCCAGAGTGTTACTTCTCCTAGAGTGGATATCCTAACAAATAAGTATAACGAAGGTGGACGACACCTCAATTCAAGAATAATAGTAGAAGGGGCCACATTCAGTCCTGTTACGATGAGAAGGGGTAAATCCTTTAGTAACGATTTCATGAACTGGATAGGCGCGATATGGAAAGGTACTTATGGCGATAAAAAAGGTCAGAGTGCCAACTATAGAGCAACGATAGTAATAGATCACCATGACCGAAGTGGTAACGTTGTTAAGAAATATGTACTCTTAAACGCAGTACCTACGATGTATATGCCGAGCAATGGGTTTGACGCAATGGACGACTCAGAGATAAGCATCGAGACATTATCCTTCGAGTATGAAGGGTTTGAAGAATACTCATTAGATCAACAACAATTAGCGAATATATTAGGCGGTGCAGGAAGCGACCTCCTTAATAAAGTAAGAGGAAAACCTAGTATGAAAACACTAGACCCCGGATTTAAGGGTCTTAAATAAGGGAGAAAGTATGGCCAAACTCAAATTGCCTAACGGCGTCAAAATAGACGACAAGCATTACGATATCGCATACCTCGAAGAGATGTGCGGTAAACAGCAAAACTATTTAATCAATACTAAATATAAATCACCTCTAGATCATATCCTACCTCTCATGGATGATCTTCTAATTCGTATAGAAACTGAAGAGGGCGACGAACTTAAACTTCCTATGAAGGAAATATTGAAGTCTCATTTACAAATTGAAGACTTACAATTCCTATTAGTTAAACTCAGAGAAATTACTTTCGATGAGGAACTAATCATAGAGAAGAAAGAGTGTCCCCACTGTCAGCACAAACAAGACCTTGTGATCGGCCTTGATGAATTAGAAATAATCCAACCCTCAGAAGACCAAAGTATGACAGTTCACCTTCCTAAGGAAGATGTAGAAGCTGAATACAGACCTATTACGTTCGGAGACCTACTCAAATATGCAGTAGACCCCGACCGCCTCCTAAATAAAGCAAGCACAACAACTATATGTATGGTCCTTAAACGGATTGGAGAAGAGACAAACATCACAGAAGAACGTGTTGAGTCTCTCAAGGCTAAAGATATTAAAACTATCCGAGAAGGCTCTCCAGACTATCCTCACCTAGATACAAAGATTATTCACGCCTGTAAGGGTTGTGGAGAAGACTTTGAATTCGAACTGGAGACGATGGTGGCTGATTTTTTGCTCCGTTAGTGGACTTAGATAACCGTATATATACAAATCACTACGAACAAATGATTCAAGATGTACATTTCCTCAGCTATCACTTAAAGCTCGGAGGGGATTACATCGAGTCTTTGACGTGGAGAAGACGTAAAGAAATGATAGGTTATCACGTAGCCGTTCTAGAAGAACAGCAAAAGAAGAAATAAAGTTCACTTAAAATAAGGTAACATCCATGGCAGGATTCGACCATACAATTTCAATAGTTCTCAAAGTCAAGAACGCCGCCCAAGCCAAAAAAGAGATCGACAGTGTAATATCAAACACTACTCTAGGTAAGGTAAAAGGTTATAACGCTGAGACTAAGAAGACTGATGAGACTCAGAAGAAAGTAGCTAAGTCAGCTCGTAAAGCCCGTTCAGGAATTAAACAGTTCACAGGGACTATCTTCAGTAGTTTAGCTGTAATGGCACTCTTTAACAGAGCGTTAAGAGGAAGTATAAACTTATTCGATGAGGCCGCAGGGTTTGAACGAGTAGGGAATGCTTTTGAGCAGACTGTAGGGAAGATGAATCAGTACCTACCTGAGCTTAGAAGGTCTACTAGAGGTGTCGTAGATGATATGAACCTCCTGAAGGTCTCGACCAGAGCGGTTACTGAAGGACTTGGTAAGGATAAGCTGTCCTCAGTATTTAAGCAAGCTACGGTTGCCAGTAGGAAGTTAGGACTTTCGACCAAGGATACAATCGCGACTATAACCAAAGCAATTACACGCCATGACGAGTCGGCAATGACTACGCTTGGCATTATAATAAAGAATAATAAAGCATATCAAATGATGCAAAAGGCTATAGGAGCAATCAAAGGCCCAGCTAACGCCGCTGTTAAAATCCAAATGAGACATTCATTTATAATGAGTCAACTTACTGAGAAGTACGGAACTTTTAACTCACTACAAAGGGATAGTTTAGAAATCCTAAATCAATCTAGAACCGCTTGGTCAAACTTTAAAATTAGTGCTGGTAAAATAATGATATCGGTATTACAGCCTTTAATAGAAGGATTTACAGGACTTGTTAATAGTTCCTCAGGATTCTTTGCAATGGTTCAGAATAATAAAGGAATGTCAAAGTTTGTAAGTTCATTAGGAAGTGTTTCAGTGATAGTAGCAGGAATAGCTACAACTCTAGGAGCTATTAAATTAGCCTCAAGTGCAGGACTCTTTTCATTCTTAATGAATCCGGCAGTACTATTAGGTTCAGTCGCAGCACTCTCATTAGGAGTAACTACTGAATTTGGTGACATTGAAAAGGTCTTCTCTAAAGTAGGACTAGCTGCAAGTGTATTCTTCCAGTTATTAGGAAATTACAATTCAGGGACAGGAATGACTTCCGTTCTGACTAAAGATAAAAACGCTTTAGGGGATTTATACGGATTAGTATTCAACCTCGCTAAAGGGTTTAAGATATTTCAAGCAGTTGGAATGGGAGTATTGTCAGGAATAGCAGAGGCTCTCAAGGGGATGATTGGTCCCCTAGGCAATCTAGGAGGATGGTTAGGGAATCTTATAGGGATATTTACAGAAGGAAAACCCGTAACTCAAGACTTTTTAAATACTACCAGAGATGTATTTCAAAGTACAGCTAAATGGGCTACCAGAATATATGTAGTATCTAAAGCTGTTAATACATTAGCTTCAGGATTAAATAAGGTAGGGGACATTCTATTACGGATTGCTCCTTTACTAGGTTCAATGGGGCTATATGAGATAGGGACAGGGTTAAGTGAAGTAACTACTGGAGGTTTAATAACCAAAGCTGCCAGAGGTTTAAATAAATCAGGGATTGCTGGAATGGGAGGAGCTGCCGCAGCGAGCCTCGGCCCAATCGACGATATAGCTGATAAATACTTTCCGATACCAGAACGTTTCCAGAACTCTAGACCAGACGCTCCTAAAGTCAGTACCACTCAATCCTCATTGAACGATGCAGAAGAAATGAACGGAGAGAGTTCCGGTAAAATATTAAAAGATGTTAGAGAATTATTAGAAAAGAAAGATGAGAGAGATACAAGACAAGAAGAAAGAGAAGTTAAAAAAGAGATTAAAAGAGATACTATACCTCTTGATAGACCTGTACTGTCATGGGATTAACAAGGAACTGATATGCCATCATTCAGAGGATTGCCTAGTTTTGGAGATATAAAAGGTAAAGATCAAGAAGATAAGGAACCTAAGACCTCCCAACTAACTGCTCCAGATAAATTAGTCAAGATGGAAATCATAGCAGTTGACAAGGTTTACAGTCCAGAAATAACAAAGTTGTCTGTAAACCCTACGACCATATCCGAAAGGAAGGCGTCTAACTGGGTCAAACATAACGTACCCGGACAGTCAGACCCTTTACTTCAGTGGATTAACGGGTCGTCAAGAGTAGTCTCTTTCACAGCAATCGTGACTAAAGACCTCAGCGAGAACCTTACAGTGAAAGTTCCATCCTCTGACATTGTAAAGGTTAAAATAAAAGAATCTTATGGAACTTTTGGTGGTAAAGAAATAAATGGAAGTCCTATTTCTACTGCTGAGGGTAAGATACTTAAAGAACTTCTTAATGGAGACCTTAACACTCCAAACACTCCAGAAGGAAAGTTTGATGCGCTTCTTAAGAAAAGTACCTTTAAAATCCCCGGATTAGCAGCAAGGGTCGATGAATCTTCTGATAGCTTATGGTTCAGAAGTATAACCCCTTACCTAGAGTATTATAGGTCATTGGTAATTCCAAGAACCTCTAATAGAAATGACCGCTCAAAGACTCCTCCATTAGTTCAATTAAAGATGGGAAGTATTCTAGGGAATGAAGATATTTCATCCAGAGACAAATGGGTTCTTGAGAGTTATAGTATAACAATAACTAAAATGAGTCCTGACCTCAAACCTATCGAGGCCACTGTAGGATTCACTTTCATAGAGTACGTTGATAAGACTAAAGAAGTTAATGTGAAATCTGCATTAAAAAGACTTAGTTCTGATGAAAGTAAAAAGAATAATGCACAAAATAGTAATATTCCAACTATCGCAAATAATATAGATAGTAAGAATCTTAAACTTAAAACTCCTAAGTTTAATCCTCCTAAACTCAAAACTCCAAGTTTCAATACTCCACACTTTACACCCCCTAAAGGAGTTATAACATAATGTCAAACTTTAACGAAGATTCAAGATATAGAGAAACAACTGTCACTCAGATAGATAATGGAGATGAACTGACTGAGTATGTTATATTAAGAAAACCTTTAGAAGTTCCTTTAACTGATAGAGATCAGTATGTAACTATTGATGAAGGGAACCAGTTTAGACCTGATTTATTATCACAACAGGTTTATGATACTACAAGATATGGATGGGCATTGATGGAAGTTAATAACATCCGTTCGTTTATAGAGTTACAGTTCGGGATTAGAATAAGAGTCCCTCCTATAGATGAGATAACGTCGAGGATTGGTGAAAGTAATTCAGTAATATAATGGAGTATTTACATAGAGATATATACGGACGTACACTCTTATTTAAAAATACATATATAAGACCTCCTTATAAATACATGGTTAGGTACAACTTAACATACTTTGTATATAAGGAACACGTCTTATTCTTCTAGGATTAAATGTGGCCAGTACAAAAAACAAACAAACACCATTCTACGAGATCAGGGTATATGCTTTTGATTCTAGAGGCAAGACTAGAGATGCTAAACTTACCCAAGAGATTAAACGTCTAATTGATAATATTGTTATAACAGACGCAGCGACTTCATCCATAAACAAAGGTGTGAGTAGTTTAGAAATAACATTCAAAGAAACAGCTTACCTCCCTCAGGACAGCAACCTCAGAGGTACAAGTAATAACGTCCACGGCCAAATAACGAACAGGCCCGGAGCAATATTAGACTTGAGGTTTAAGTCTGAGAAAGGATTTACTTTTGTTTCTAAGGAAGAAGTTGAAAGAGGTAAAATAGATTCAAATGGTAAAAAAGAACCTCTGATATACTTATTCCAGAGTGGAAACCTCATCGAGGTTACTTGGGGTTATTTAGACCCGTATAAATCTAAAACTCAGACATTCGAGATTAAGACTATTTCAGTCAGTGGTGGGGGAAGCGGCGACGGAAATGTTACCTTAACAGCTATTCCACCGGGACTTAAATCTGCAACAAAGAATAAGGTTTCTAGAGCTGTTACATTTCTAGATGAGACAAATGAACACCAGACAGTGCCTTTATCACTTAAACAAGTTGTATGGAAAGTTGCTAAAGCGAATCAAGTATATTTAGTTTTCGACCATAAACCTATAGATATGAAAAAACTTCCTGAAAGAGGTCTTAAATATGATAGAGCACTGTCCAATGGAGATTCTGCTCCCGCCGATAACGTACCGTTTGTTTTACCTAGAAACTCTACTACATATGAATTTTTAGATGAGTTAGCAGAGTTATATCAGGCAGTTGTTGAGATAAGACAAATTAGGATTGAAGACCCTAAAATAATAAAAGACCTACATATAAGAAGAGACAACTCTACAAGATTTAGAACTGTATTATTTTTCACACCATATAGAAAAATATACAACATAAAAAAGGTAAAGACGATTCTAAAATACCGTGACACTGAGGGGACTATACTTTCATATAATATAGATGACATTAACGGTTCTAAAATAAGAGGTGCCACAGTGTCAGCACTAACGGATGATACCATCAGTGAAAATAGTTCAGTTGTTGTAGATCAACTTGTTGTTCCTAACAAGAAAGTAGAGAGTAAAGATAATATAGATTACAGTTTACAAAAATCGTTCAAAGATAATCTGGGAGTATCCCCTGCGGGGAAAAGTTTAACAACTCCATATGGCGGTAAGGATTCTAAAGAACAGCTTTCAGATAAAGCTGTAGCTGTCAACTCTTTCCCTATTATGATATCTTTGAATGTTATAGGAGATACTTCTTTGATTACCGAGACTGTTAAAGTTAAAAACATAGGAACCCGATATTCAGGAACCTATGATATATTTTCAGTGGTACATAACATAGGCAACCACGGTTATACATGTACTCTACAAGGTAGAAGTCAATACATTTCTCAAGGAGGTACTGACGCTTCGGAGTTGGTTATCGCTAAGAAAGAGGAAGAAGTAAAAGTTAAATTAGTAACAGTACCATCCAAAGCATAAGAGGTATTCATGCACCATGTAAATTCACCGGAGGGAATGCTCCTATTAGGGCAAGGTGAAGCTATAGTAGTGGACGTCCAAAATAACGGAAAGGCTCACACTGTAAGAATACTTCACCCTGACTTAGGTACTACAGACTTTATCCCGTACATCCAAACCGCAGGGTTATACAGAATCCCTAGGGTCGGCGATAAATGTTTTACATTCTGTAAGGAAGCCTTCCATCAGTACCCCGTAGCTTGGGGTAACATAATGACTAAAGCACAGATTAAGGTGCTAGTCGGAGACCGTGAGGATAATATCACGATACTCTACTCAGGAGGTCCTGATAACAACGAAGTGTCTCACAGGATAGAACTTGACGACGGAGCCGACAGAGGGGTTAGAATTACTACAGCGGGTGGAAATAAGCTCGATTTAAAGAATGAAGATGAGATACAAGCAACTCACCATACTGGAAGCTTCATTAAAATGAACGCCGACGTAATTGAGTTGTCTGTAAAAGGTACAACCTTAAGGTTAAGTTCTGAGGGTTTAGAATTAATATCAGCTCAGGGCGCATCAATCAAGGTAACAGACGGAGTAACTTCAGAGTCTTCAGCAGGGTCTAAGGAAGTACTTGACGTTGGTTACAAGGTTACATCCTCTGAAGGAAGTGAGGTTGACGTATCTAATACAATCAAAGGCAAAGCCGCTGATACATTTTCTAAGTTTGATAATGTTGTAGTGAGTACTCATCAGCACCCCGGAAATCTGGGCTACCCTACATCAGCACCCATCAAGACGGGAGCATAATGGATATATATGTAAATTATTACTGGATAAATTCATGGAGTTCTAAGAACGTTCCGGGAAATTTTGAAAATAGTACATGTAGAATTCCTTCAGGGTGTCTACTTAGGTATTATTCATACTTGCCTGAAGTTGAGGGATGTGTAGTATTATATTTTTAAGGAGCCGTTTATGGCTATGAGTGGAAAACGAACTGTTCAGAGATTTAGAGAAAAACTCTCCCGAAGGTTTAATATTAATTTAGGAGACGTTCCAGAGTTGGAACTACTCTTTGAATCTCTTATCGAGGAAATACAACAGGAAATGGAAGCCTCTAAGGTTAATAGTCCATCCCAAGGGTATACCGTAACTATACCCGACCCTAATAACCTCGGCCAAGATATTACATATGATATAGATGGAACCTCAACTGACGGCGACATTAATAAAGGTAATTTCAGATAAACAATACAAGCAAATATGTATTAGTTACGAATACATGGTTTTCTGTTAATACAAGTACTGATTCAATATACTATATCGAACTTAAACAGTACGACGACATGTGGAGCTACTTCACAAGTTCAATAGGTAGTCAAAACTTAGGTTATTCAATACTATTTTTCTAGGATACACATGGCTAATGATTTTTTAGGACAAGACACTGTACTTCCTATCTCCGGTAAATTTAAAACAGTTACAGGGATAAATACAGTAGTCCAAGACATTCAGATACTCCTAGGAACAGTGCCCGGAGAGAGAGTTCATAGACCCTTATACGGGTGTAGACTTTACACTAGAGTCTGGGATAATATAGACGACGTTGCAAACAGTGGAGTCATTGATATAAGAGACGCTATTATAGAGTTTGAACCTAGGGTTGACCTTACAGAAGTCGGCGCAAAGATTGACCGTACAAGTGGTAGAGTATCGTTTCAGGTGTCCTTTGTTATAAAAGATACAAACACACCCTTAAACTTGGTATTCCCATTTCAAACTAACGTGAGCGGATAGTCATGATTATTTACATGCACGATGAAGCTGCTATGTTCGATTGCTGGTTTTATATAGATGAACGCAACTATAACGTAATATATAAGCAATTTTCAAAATTAAGTAACGCAAGAAAGAGGCACTACAAAGTATTGCTTTTTTAAGAGGATAATATATGGCTGGTCAAGTTACAGATACAGTAGCAAAGGATTTCGATTCAATACTAGAGAGTCTGATTACATTCGCTAGTGTTGAATATGGAGAAAGGACTCAAGCTAATAGAGTGTGGTCTGATTTCAATATCAGTTCCTTCTCTAGAAACTGGGCAGAATTGGTGGCGTATGTAGGCGACCAGTTAATGTTCTACCTAGACAATCAATCTAATCAGGCTTATTTAGAGACAGCGACCATCCCCGCCTTTATAGCTAGGATAGCACAGCAGTCAGGGTATAATATACCTACACAACAAGCCTCCTCAGGTAAGGTACAATTTACCACATCAGGCCCGTTCACAATACCTGAAGGTACTGTAGTTACTGGTAACGGAATACCTTTCTTTACAATAAGACAAATACAAGGAAGTACGGCGGGGGAATCTGAAGTAGACGTAATCCAAGGGAATAGGTTCAATGAGTCATTTGATTCAGAAGGGCTACAGAACGAACAGTTCATATTAAACAACCTTGATATAGTTATAGACCTAAATAACTCAAACCCTGACCTCAGGAGTCCAATCCTTAGGGTTAATGGAAATGATTATAAGATAGTAACGACCCCAGTAGATAGTAGTTCAGTCGATAAGATTGCAACCAGAAGTCTACTCCCTGACGGACGTACAGTCCTAACCATGGGCGACGGAGTGTTCGGTAGAAGGTTAACTCCTAACGAATCTGTCGAGATTATCTACAGAACAGGCGGCGGTTCACAAGGGAACGTCGAAGCCGGAATTATAGATACTATACAGACTTCAATATCAGGAGTAACGTCAGTAACTAACGCTGATAGGCTTTCAGGGGGAGTTGACGAACTGACTATAACTGAGATCAAAGGAAGGATACCCCTTTCGCTCAAAACAATATCAGGGGCAGTGGATTTAGTTAGTTATGGAAATATATTAGAAGCCAACTTCTCACAGGTATTAAACGCCCGTTCAACAATAAATAATACAGAAAGTGGAATAGACATTGACATATTTGTTTTACCACAAGCAACAACAGTAACTCCAGTTACCGACAATAAGGTTCTCTTTGATACTCTTACAGACTTCATTGAGACTAAAAAGACTGTAGGTACTAAATTCCTAATCAAGGACGGAGAAGAGATTCTAGTCCAGATCGATATAGAGGCCTTTTTAAATAGGGACTCTAGCAGGGGTTCTGTTGAAAGTAATATAAGAGAACAGATTAAAGCTTACTTTGACCTTAGAACTGGTGGAAGTATTGGAAATGGAATAGAGTTTGCCCAGACTACGCGCTTAGGTGATATCTTCGATATAATAAGAAAAATCCCCGAGATAAGTAGTTTCAAAGTAAACAAGTTCACAGTTTCCCCTAGAATATCAGAAGTAGTCGCCTCGATAAACCAGAACTTCTTTAAGAGTGAAGTGGAAGTATTCCCTTCAGTCGGTGAGAATGAATGGGCTGTGATTACAAGTGAAGTCGCAAACCCTGAACCTTTAGACGGTCAGGTTGAGTATAGTGTTTTTAAAAGAACACTTCTTACAGCTACTTCATTAACTGAGAGCAGTATTCAAGACTCTAACCTCGATTTAACTCTGAGGGATGGAACTGCCATTGTAATTAATAACTCTACAGTCACAGATACGGGCAACGTATTTAACCTCGGAGAATACGACTCAGAGATTCTAGTAGATTCCAATAATAACATGTGGAAGATTTCATCCACTAATAGTAATTCAATTGACGTATTAAGTCCGGCCTTAAATAACGCTGCAATTACAGCAGTGGCCAACGGAGCCTATAAAGTAGTTAGGTCTTTCTTAGGAGAGAAGTTAGCTATTAACGGGATTACTTTTACTATTATATACAATAATAAGAACACCTTCTTTTCACCGGGAGCCAGTTTCAACATTATTGCAACAAATAAGACAGAGTTCTTTATCAGTGAAGAACAAGCTGTAAAGGGTACTTACGGAGTTCCAGTTGGTATTACAGGAGTAAACGCTTCAGGAGCTACTCCGGGCGACCTCGCTAGTATTACTTTTAACGGAAATCCTAAACTCCAGTCAGTCACTACAGATTCAGTTCTAATTGACAGAGTAGGGGAAGTATTTGAGGTAACTCAGATTACTGACGATGAAACCTCAGTGGCGAGTTACTTTAGTGACGCCAATTTAGATACTGACGTAACCTTAACTGATACAGGAACTTCTCAATACTTTGGAATGCCGTTTTTTGCTGAGGCTGAGATTGTAAGTTCATTTCTTACAGTGTCGCTTAAATCTGAGAGACTGTCGAATCCAGCAGGGGGACTTTTAGTAGACCTTAAAGCTGACGATGGTTCAGGGAAGCCGGGGACGTTAATCGCGACTTCAAACTTACTACTTAGTAGTAACATACCTAGTGGTGCAGGGTTCAATAACGTAGATTTCACATTCGCTACTCCAGTGTCACTTACTAAAGATACAAAGTATCATTTAGTAGTTTACGGAGATAACGCTTATAAGATTTCATACGCAGCATTGGACGGCTCGATTAAAGTTGGCATCGATAGTACAACTAAGGGGTACTTTCCATCTTTGACAGCACAAGGAAATATTGAAGTTACAAATAACTCAACAGTGAATGTAGCGGCCAAGGCCAACGGTTCAATAACTGTAATAGATAATAATATACGCGAAAGAATTCAGGCGACTAATGACATTACAATCGTTAGCAACGACTGGACGGGAAGTAATATTATAACGATTGCAGGAGTTACCTTTGAAGAAGGTAATAACTGGAACTCGGGAGCGTCAATTACACTAAGTAGAGACGCCCTTCTCACAGCAATTACAACACAACTTTCAGGAGTTGTTGCTGGAGTATCAGACAGTACCGACCGTATTATACTCACAGCAGACGCAGGAAGTAACCCCGGAGAAATAGGAAATAATCTGACCATAGAAGTTTCAGAATCCTCTCCTACAAATTACAGCATACGTTCGGCTAACTTTGGCGGCGGTACTGACGGGGATAAGTTAGTAATTAACGCACCTAAGTTTCTTAACTCAGGGTTAGTTAGTTACGCTTACAATAGTTTTGACGGAGTAGTTACTTTCGGAGCAGCAGTAACTTTACCTCTATTTGAGGCTGGGATGTTGTTCACTGACGGAGCCGGAACAGAACATGAAGTACTGGCGGTAAATGACGGAGCTAATACAGTAACCCTGAATACAGGAGCCTCTGTAGACGCCTCAGTACCCTCTGAGACGAGCGGTTCGTTAAAAGGCGACCATGAATTCGAGTTCGGAGTTAACGTAGCTGTAGGGGCCACTGTAGACCTCACAGCGGCTAACCTTCAAGTAGTCACAGATTCAATAGCTAGTATAACCACAACCGTCACTACTAATAAAGTAGACCTTGAGTATGATACTAAGGGTGAGTACGGAAATACAGTTACTATGTCTCAAACTGACATAGGTACTACAAACTTTGACCTCTCAGGAGATACCTTGATAGGTGGACAAGAGTCTGACGTGATTACAGTCGGTTCTGATACTTACTCAGCCGTAAGTGGAACTCCTGCAAGTACCTCAGAGTTCGAGCTTGGGGTAAATGCAAATACTACCGCTAATAACTTGGCTGACCAGATTAATACAGTCGGCAACGCTATAGCAACGGTAAACGGTGACAAAGTGATTATCACCGCAACTACCTCAGGGGCTAACGGAAACTCTGTAGTATTAGATATTAAAGAGAAGACTACTGGAAGCTTTATTAAGTCTGGAAGCACATTAGAAGGCGGCAAAGACAACGCAAGGGTTCTAAATAGTTCAGATAATACAACTTTTACAGATTACACTATTGACAGTGAACTACTTTTCAAGGTAGTATTAAGTAATGACGTACTGGTAATTGTTAGCAAGTCTAATAGTTCAGGGTCACAAATACTACCGCAACTTTCTTTGAATAATGACATTGACAGTTGCATCGGAAAAAGGTACTATGATGATAAGGGCGAAGTAAGCTTCTTAATTGCAACGCTTACCCCGAACGCTTTCATTGTAGGAGCCGCCGACGCAGACCTTTACGGAAGAGGAACAGTCAGTGGTAATTCAGGAGTTCAAGTAGATCAGTTTATCTTCAGAACTTCATCATACCGAGGGGACGTAGAAAACCTTCGAGACATGGAAGTTCCTGTAGTTACTGATGAAAGTTTAAAGATTAACTTATTAGGTGGTGTTTCTTAACACTTGACAGCCCGGAAAGACGGGCACACTTCAACCCTGAGGAAGGGATAATGTCAAAGTATAGTATCGATTATTGTACATGTCTACATATAACACATAAACATGTTAACTTTATACCTTATAATATGTACAGAATTGAACTTCAAATTAAAAGATATCCTCTACTAACAAATAGGATGTTTGTCAATGATGTAATATTATGGATATAAGAGTAACTAACATTGAAATTGAAGACAATGAGATATACTTCGCTAACTACTGTATTATGGGCGATTCTTACATAGAGATTCAAAATATGTGGTATAGTTACCCCGAAGTACTCGAAGGAATTGTCCTATGGTTGTAGAATTCAAAACCCTTGAGATGAACACTCATTCAGTCGATATATCCTTTGACGAGTTTGTATGTAGTCTGAACGAATGGTTTATGTATGAAAACCCTTCGAGGATGGCCGATATGTTGGTATGGGATGGATGGGTAATGTGGATATAAGAATTTATGTATCATGGAATTTAGAAGATATTAATCATTCTGAAATATCAATGATATCATTGGATATATTTCATTATCCTCTCAAATCTTTTAACAACTATTATACATGCTTATGGTTTTAGCACATATTACATATATTTACAAAAGTTTAAAGCTTATAGACTACTTAACGGTTGCTGAATCGTTACCAATGACCTATAAATGGATATTTGAATTACAAAATAGTCCATGTAATAACGGTTATTTACTTCTATTTTAAGGATATTTAATGGCAAAGGTCAATCCTGAAAAATTAACTAAGAACTTCAAAGTAAGGTCTGGTAAATCTAATGAGACTTGGCTCTCATGGGACGCTCCAGTAGACCTTCAAGAAGGCGAAGAACTCATAGTAGTTCGCCGTAAGGACGCCTTTCCTGTAGAGGTCAGAAACCCTAACTATGAAGATCGATACACTGACGTAGCACAGGTCGAGGTATTCAGGGGAAGTTCCCTCTACTGTTCGCACCTAATCCCAAACGGAGACAAGCTGCAAATCGGAGGGACAAACACCTTCATCCCCTCAACCGTTACACAATTCGACACAAATAATAAGTACAACGGTCGTCTCATAAGAGACTCCATTGGCCAAGTATTTAGAATAATTACTAATACAGATACCGAGATTACATTCGAGAACATATCTAAGAACGCTGATAATCAAGTTTCCCCAGCAGAAGGGGCGTTTGTACTGTTAGTGGACTTTACTAAAAGCCTCACAAAGGGGCAAACTGTAAGTCTTCTACAAGACGCTAAGACTCTTAGAGTATCCTCCAATACTTTCGTAGGTGGGGATAAGATAACCCTACTCGGAACTACAGACTTACTATTCGGTACAGACTGGATTGCAGGGGTTACTGAAGAGGACACAGCCACTAATATTAAGAAGGCCATTGAGAACTCAGGGGTAAACTACTCCGTAGAACAATATGGCACGACACTATTAATCGAGCTTGCTACTGAAGAGACGTTAATCTTATCCAGTAATACTTCAAGCGTTGAGGTAGTTCAATATGCGGTAAGCGGCAAAAAGATATTCACAGCAGACGGACGGTTTACTAAGAACCAACTAAGGGACTTTGTACTCCAGTCAGGAATAACTAACTTCTTCATTAAGAAGAACGAAGCTAAGTATATAGAATTATATGAGGACGTAGCTTTAGAAGCACTTCCAAACCTAGACTTCTTTTTACTTAGTAACTTTAATAACACATTTACAGCTAGTTATATTGATACTTATAAGTCATACCTAGAAGCTTTACTTCAGAAGGGTACAGGTCTAGAGGACGAAACTACTTATTATTACACAATCTTTACAAGTAAGCCTCAAAGTGATACAATCTTAACTAACGACGATACTGACAATTATACAGTAGATAAGATCGACAACTACATAACTAGGATATTCTATGAAGATATTATTTTGGATAATAGCTCCAGCACTCCTTTCAGCTATAATTCACTCACTGGTGAAGTCAGCTTCACGGGCGCGCCAGACCTGTCGAGTTCGGGTATCCAAATCGGAGACCTCTTCTCAGATTCAAAGGGACAGAGACACTCGATACTAGGAGTCTCTAATTTAGCTTCTGGAGCGTTTTTACTGTCTACAGGACTCAACGTAAGCCCTACCATAGAAAACGCCCTCCACGGGGCTGTGACGCGCTCTAACCCCCCCTTAAACCTAGGGTCAGTACAGGTCGGTGACACATTCAAAGATATAGCAGGGAATTCCTTTGAAATAGCAGCAATTCCGGGAAGCCCTCTAACAGGGTTAACCAACCCTCCAAGTAACTCATTTGACGTACTTCAAGGACTAACCGACACTGTAATCTTTACAAACTCATTCTTAGTACCTTTTACATATTCTCCGAGTACTTCAATAGTACAGTACGGGGAACGTCAGATAACTATTAACAAACTCCTTTCAGCGATAGGATATAATAGTATAAGTGGAATATTACAATACTCAGGGGCCACCATTGACCTTACAAACGTCAGCATCGGCCACTTCCTAGTAGACGGAGCGGGGAATCGCTTTGAGATAAGGGATGTAAATCACGCTAACCAGCAGTTATTGTTAGATACTGGATTGCTCTTAGATAACACTGTCGATGATAACAGAGACGGCGGGGTTATAGAAGAGGTAGGGTTTAAGGATATTGAAGGAAATGACCTTATCGACTTAACCTCAATAGAGACTTCGGACTTATTCAAGACTAATTCTAAGGCGGTATTCTCAATAAACAGTACAGACCAAAGCTTAGGTCAAGTAACGTTGGAGGCTGGGGCTTCGGATATAAGCACAATAATCGAGACCCCGTTTGACGGTTCGGTAATAAGAAGAGGTAAGGAAATTGCTTGGAGCGGCTTCAATAATGAATTGTTGGCAACCCTTCAAAGCATTCACCAAGCCGGAGTAAAAAGATACTCAAGCGTTAATGAGGTTCAATACTCATTATATTCTAATACATTGTCAACCCAAGCGTTCGGAGTTAGTACTCAGGACAGACTCTTCGGAGATTTCCTTTACAGGTTATTTCCAAGCATATTCAGACAAACTGACGCCACAGGAGATTTAGAAGACCTTATGAAAGTCTTCGGAACTCAATTCAATAATATGTTCTCAGACATAAACTTGTTCGAATTAAGAAACCCTGATGTAATTGAGGCTAACGTCTTAACCAAAGCAGCTTCTTCAAAAGGAATAGATTTAACCTCTGAGAATCTAGGAATCGATACAAGGCGCAGGATTACTCGCGATATCGTTCCGGCTTATAAGCTCAAAGGAAACCGTGAGGGGATATTCAAGTATATTAAAATACTAACTACTTGGGATATTACAAACGGTACAGGAGACCTCAAAGAGGCCATTATAGACGACACGCCAGAAACTACAGGCCTCAGGCTTTATAGTTCCTCATTAGGAACTGGTAATACTCGTTATATTGACACCCTCGATGTTCAATCTCCACCAGCGGGAAGATTCTACAAAGGAATCCCCGGACTTACATTGCCCGGATTCTTTGCTTTTAAGGAGTTAATTATTACACTCCCTAACGTGGCAATGGAAATCGGCAATAGTACAGACTTAGGATACTTCGGAGGGAACACTACGTTGTCCGACGATAACGCTGACTTAGGATTAACTAACTCTCTAAAGGATTGTTTTTTAATACCTAATGAAGGAAATCCTAATGACTTTTATAAGATTACTTCAAACACTTCTACAACCATAACTGTAGAAGGGTCGATTCCTCAGGAGTCGCTAGGCGCGAAGTATATAGTATTAAGTCCTTTGAATATGGACAGATTCACAGCCTTAGACGCGAGTATAAGCGAATTTATCCCACACGACACAATAGCACTTTTTACCTTTACACTTACCACAGTTTAATAACGGAGACGACTAATGTCAACACCTTTAAATTTTTATAGAAGTGGTCGATACAACCGAACAGTATTTAGAGAAGGAAGATACCTCCTAAATACTGAGGCAATGGAACTTCAATTAGAAACATTGTCTAACATCCGTGACCAAATTGCTAAGGTCTTCGGCCCTTACTCAGCAATAGGTAAAGCGGTAAAGGTAGAAATTGACCCTACAGATTCAAACCGAATCATAGTGAGGCCGGGGGAATTCTTCTTAGACTCTTATTCATTAAGAATACAGTCAGGGACAGATCATCTAGTGAACTTAGGAACTAGTCCTGCTGAGATTACCTCTAGTGACTTTGTTAAGGTTGAGAATGACGGAACTGACGTTGGAGGGTTTGCCATTAGTTTCGGGGCTCCCACAGCTTCATTAGCAGATACTTATTCAATCGTAGTGTCAGTTGAAGAGGAATTAATTACCCCTTCGAACGACCCTTATTTAAGGTCAGCAAACCTAAATGAAGATACTGCGGATAAACACCGTATAATCTTAAATATAAATGTAGTAGAAAGCTCAAAGTTAGACTCTAGTCCGATTCCTTACGTAGGGGCGGCTCAAGGGAACCTCGTCAATGAAATCGAGGTATCGCGCACAGCAACTAACTATGGTATCGTAACTACAAACCCTATTACAGGGTCAGAGGCAATCGACGGGGCTAACCTTGAGGTTGTAATTAATAATGGAAACGGAACAAGTACAGCAGCGTTGCCAGTGTCGAACGTTGACCTTGACGAATATATCCAAGGGAAACTAATCGACTCTAACGGAGTATCCTTTCATATTACTAATATGTTTGTAACTCCGGGCAATTCAAGTACAATTACAATGAGACTAGACCTTGAGAAGACAAGGCCAGTGTTAGCGGCTACAAATCAAGACGCCCCCATACTGAACGTTGCAATTCCTTACAAGTTAGTAAAGAAAGACCTCTACGTTACTTCAGCTTCCCAGCTTCCTACAGGGAAACGTTACTGGGAAGTGGCTCAAGTAGAATGGAGTGGGACAGCATTTACCTCGATAACAGACCTCAGGTATAACGTATTAGCTCGTGACGGAGTACTAGCTCAAATAAGAGAGTCAGGGTTAAACATACTAAGTGAGTCACTATTCACATGGGATAGTATAACTAACGGAGGAACCTTAGGATGGGACGCTCCTATAGAATTTCATTCAACCTTCGATAGTTTTTCATGGACAGTAGGAGCCGGAGACACCTTTAGCCTGTTCGCTTCAGGACTGGCCACTAATGAAATCCTTTATGTGAATTTAGACGACGCCCCTCAGGGCGGCTCAATAAGTCTAAAGAAAGGAATAAGAGGAGTTGGAGAGTTGTCCTTAAAAGGAATGAACTCTCATAGAATAGTATGGTTGGCTAAAAGACTCTCAGACGACAGGACGTACTTTTATAACGGAATGGTTATAAATGACATGTCCGTGGGAACTATTTACGACCCTATCGTACCAAAGAAACTCCCAGAGGACGTAAGTACTCTAGGATACAAAGCGATGTTCTTAGATGAGTTTGCAGACCAAAGTGTTATAAATACAACTAATTCAACTGGATTCTTCTTCGCTGAAAGTTACACTCTTCAGTATAATAATAGAATACTTTCAGTCTCAGGAAATACTATTTCATTAGGGACGGCTCCTTCATTTACAGTACAAGTCGGGGACGTAATCGTTCAGAATGGAAAGTATCAACTTATTACAGCTATAAACAGTCCCTCAAGTTTTACAGTAGCCGACGGTTCAGTATTCACAGACGCCGTAAACGGAACTATAAGTCAAACCTTAGAAACTAACAATTTGAGAGCGACAGGCGACGATGTAAAAAGTAAGATTGAAACTTATTTTTCATCAAATGTAGACGACACTTTAGTAATTTACGACGACGGAGTAGTTCCAATTTCAACAAATGCAGTAAAGTTAGGCCACAGCTTAACTTCTGACGGAAGTACTTACAGTGACGTCGCCTCAAGACAAGCGTCGTTAAACGATATAGAAACGATAACAATTGCTCCTGTAACAGGAACAGATGTAAAACTAAGGTTTTTTGCAATTGACACTACTAGCGATGGAAGTGCGACTTTAGAGAACTTTAGAACATACATGCACAAAAGAGATTTCGTTGGAACTCTTTTAGCAGCAGTCGCAACGACAAGTGGAATTACAGCAGGAAGCGGAGGAAGTGTAGCCCCTCCAGCAGCAGGACTTCCTAATAATACAGGAACAACCTTAGCTTCTGGACGAGTAGTCGCGATAACGCCGACTGGGTTAATTTACGCAGACGCAACGATTCCCAGTACGGCCTCTAAAACCATCGGAGTTTTAACAGCCCCTCTAAGCCCTTCGACAACTGCCTCTGATATTGTTTCAGAAGGCTTTGCTTCGGGAGTATTGACAGGGTTAGGATTTACCGCAGGGGATGAAGTTTACTTAGGAACTGCCGGACAATTAATAACCCCAGCAGCAGCGGCAGCTTTACCCGGAGGGTCTTCATTAAAGGAGATCGGAATAGCTTACAGCGCACAAGATTTATGGGTTCATTTTGGGGCCTTAGAAATATTATAGGATTGATGAGAAAGGGAAGAGCATCAATGTAATCGTGACCATTTTTATACGGAGTTGTAATGGCAAAGATTATGGTTAAAAAGGGGTTGACGATATCAGCCAACCCAATCGACGCATTGGACGCGTCGTCACAAAAGATTTCTAACGTAGCAGACCCTACGTTATCACAAGATGTTGCAACCAAAGCTTATGTAGATAATTCTACAGGAGCGGCAAGTTCAGCAGAAGACGGAGTTTTTAGAATTAAAAACACCGCCGACCTTACCAAGCAACTAGCGTTTGACGTTAGCGGTGTCGCAACAGCGACTACCCGAACCGTTATTATGCCAAACTCGAACGTTGACCTTGGTTTAATTGCAACAGCAGTTCAAGCCTCTGAAAAAGGCGCAGCAAATGGAGTAGCAACCCTCGATGCTACAGGAGTTTTATCCGCAGGACAAATTCCAGCCATTGCTATAACGAACACCTCTGTTGTAGCAACCGAAGTAGCTATGTTAGCTCTGACAGCACAAACAGGTGACGTAGCAGTTCGGACAGACTTAAATAAATCTTTCATTCTCAAGGGAACAGACCCAACTCTCTTAGCAGACTGGCAAGATTTATTGCATCCAGCAGACACAGTTCTTTCGGTAAACGGAGCAACTGGAGTCGTTGTACTTGATACCGACAACATTACTGAAGGTGTTACTAACAAGTATTATACCGAAGCAAGGTTTGACGCAAGTTTAGCTGGAAAATCTACTACTAATATCGCAGAAGGAACAAACCTGTATTACACACAGGCCCGTTTTGACGCCGCCCTTGGATTAAAGTCTACTACAGACTTAAGTGAAGGGACAAATCTTTACTGGACTCAAGCTAGATTTGACGCTGCTTTTATAGCCAAGTCAACAGATGATTTAAGTGAAGGTGTAACAAATAAGTATTACAGTACGGCCCTTTTCAACGCAGACTTAGCTACTAAGACTACTGACGATTTAGGCGAAGGTGCAACAAACCTTTACCATACAGCACTCAGAGCTAAGACCGCAGCAGTAGTAAATTCATTAGCAGGGTCACAGACAGACCAAGCCCCATCTGTCAGTTCTGTAAATTCAGCTTTAACGGGTAAAGCCGCACAAGCTGACATGAATACAGCTCAAGGTGATATCGCTCAACTACAAGGCGAGAGTGGATTAGCTTTCAACGCTGGAGTCGCTGGAGAAGCTTATTCAGCAAATCAAATTTACTTAGTTCGTAGAGCTAATAATGGTGAAACAATAAGCCGCTTTTATAAGGCTCAAGCTAATTCGGCAGCGAATAGTAGAGCTGTCGGAATTATAATAGTAGGCGCAACTCCATTGATAGCAGGGGACGCAGTGACAGTTTATAGAATCGGCTCAGTTACATTAGGAACTTCCGATACTAACTTTGGAGCAACTGATACAAATAAGATTATTTATTTACATCAAACAACTCCGGGTAAATGGACTCTTGCTCCCACACAAAATACTGGGGATATTATAGCAGAGATAGGTTATGTTGGAGATACAGCGGTCATGGATTTATTCCAAGGCGGTTTAGCATTTGAAGTTTAATTAATTACGGGAGTTTTACTAATGGCATTAAAATATATAGTCGGACAAGGACTTGTTCAAACTAGTCCTAATAGTTTAATATATGAGATTTCTGGATTAGTAGAACTCCCCGTTTTAACCCCTATAGGGTCTTCAATTTATAATAAGGATTCTATAAGTATTACGACTGCGAAGGTTACAGCTAAATTAGCGGGGACTTCGCAATACAGAATAGTAGTAAGAAGTTACGGGTCGTTGGGTGGAACTCAAACGACTCATATAGACCAGACAGTTACCTTAGGAACTAAGACGATTGTCAATTTACCAATTACAACAGCAAATATCGGGGCAAACCGGACAGTACACGTTGAACTTCAACAACTGACAGGAACCCCGAGTGAAGATATAACAATAACCTTACTATAAGGGAATAACGATGGCAATAACTAGACAAGTAGGAAGACGAGTAGTCGTCCTTCAGAATACGGAAGCAGAAGTCTCGACAAGTCAGACCATTGCACCTCAGTACACATGGACAGTCAATGGAGAATTGACCATTCCAACTGAGACAGCTTTAGACGCCCTTCATCAAATTGACGCTACGGCGCAGTTACAGGAAGTAAGGGTTTCAGCTAGAACTCTGGGAGACTCGCAATATAGAATCAAGGTAATTAATCGAAACCTGATAGGGTCGAATGTTAGAGTTCTGGTAGACCAGACCTTAACCTTCTCCACTGACAGGGCGGTTTATTCATTAGTAATAAGTGACGCTACGTTAGAGCAACAATCTACTTTAGAAGTCACGATAGAGGAAGTAGTTCAAGGAATTTCCCCCGCTAAAGACCTCACAGTAAGCGCAATAGTTGAAAACTTTGGAGCGGCCAACCCCGTTAGGAACGGCCACATAATCCAGCGCGACGACAACACAAGTCTCCCTCAGCAAGATATACTAAAGTTTGCAGGAGCCTTCGCAACTACAGACAACGCAATCGACGGTAAGACTGAAGTAACTCTCACAGCACAAGCGGTGATTGACTTAGTTTACCCCATAGGTTCCTATATCACAGCGGATATCACAGAAGCTCAGATGCAGACCCAGATGGGCTCAGGATTCATCCTAGCTGACGGAAGGTCAGTAGTAGGGTCTGCTTATGAAACCCTCACAGGGAAGAGTACAGCCCCTGACGCGAGGGGTGTGGCATTCAGAGGGAAGAACGAAGGGCGAGCAGACGGGAATGAAAACCCCGACGGAGAAATCGCTTTAGGAAATTATCAGGCTGATGAATTCAAAAGTCATAATCATACTATTCCCGGTAATCCTGAAATAGGGGGAGTATCTCAAACTACATTTGGAACATTCACCAATCCGACAGTAAGAAGTACAAATAATACAGGCGGCAACGAAACCCGCATGAAGAACATCACAGTAAACCGCTTTATAAGAATTAACTAACCATATTAGGGTAAGACCCAAGAAGGAATAAGTATGGCACAAATTATAAGAGACCTAATTACACAACCCTTAGCAGGGGAAGATTTACTCGCCACAGAAGCCGTCTACATTTCAGACGGAACCGGAGTAGACTCGGCTAGAACTGCTGGGAGTGCTTATAAATTAGAAGTAACTACTGCTGGACGTGACACGTTCGCAGGGTTTGTTAAAGCAGACGCCCTTACAGGGGCCAACGTTAAAATCGTTAACTCAGGTAGAGTCAAAGGATTCACCGGGTTAACCTCAGGGAAGACCATTTGGGGAGACCCGGCCACCCCCGGAGCTTACCTCTTAAGCGAACCCTCAGTGTCAGTGCCGTTAGGAATTGCTGAGTCGGCTACCGTGATAATCGCGACGAGCAAATTCGGGAAACAAGACAACCTCTCAGGAAAGGCCATCATTGACCCTTCGAGAAGTGACGTCAAAAAGGACACTAAAGCGAATCTTGTTACTTACGCTTCAAGCGCGACTAACGGACAAACCGTTTACGCCACCGATACTAAAGAATTCTTCGTTATAACAGACGCGGCCTTAGTAGAAGTAGGGGGAGCTGGTGGAGCTGGAAGTGTTGACGTTTTAACAGTTATTAAGGATTTCACTAATTCCTTAGGTTTAACTACTGTAGCAAGTGGAGTTAACGCCGGAACTTTCCGACTTACCCACGACCCGGCCCTTACACAGTTCGCTGAGACAACCTTAGCTGTTACTAATAAGTTTCAGGGTAAAATCTTAGCCTTACGTCTCGATAAACGTTCCACGGCATTCTCAGGTAACTTTAAGGTCATCGTAACTGACGAATCTAACGCTTCAGCAGTTCTGGCCGACGATATAATTTCTCCCGAAGTAGCTGGAGTTCTAACTGATAAGAAGTTAGTTACATTCAGTACCGCTCAGGGAAGTAAAACTAACCCCGTTGCAAGTATCAAGGTAAGGTTTGAGGCCTTAGCTGAGGCCGGGGCTCCTTTTTCAGAGTTCGACGACATTGTAGTTGAGTTGGATACAACTGAAACTAGGGAATTAATTGCAGTTACTCAGGAGACGAATAACTTCAGCGCAAGAATCGCCAATAACGGAACTGCTTCAATTACAAGTCAGTCAGAGAGTTTCATACAGAGCGTTAATAGGACCGCTTTAGGAAATGTTGACGTGGTATTCATTCCGGGGTTCTTTACAGTAGCTCCTTCGGTTATAGCTACAGGTTCTAGACCCTCCCCCGATGGAGTGAATGTGACTGTAGTGGAAGGAAGTCTCACATCTTCAGGATTTTCCGTAGTGATTATGAACCCTCCAAATGGGGCAGGTGCGTTACAAGATCATCCATTCGATATCCACGTCTCCCGTCAGTCCTCCGACTACAAGAACATCACCCGTATATCAGAACGTGAAGTATCTACATTCCATGAAGTAATTCAGCAGGAAGCTGATGTTGTAGTTGTAGCGGGGAATAACCTAGGTGAATCTATTACTGCAAATGTAACTGACATACCTTTTGTGTTAATATCAGATACAAGTGGTGGATGGAATGGGTCTACATTTACTGTCCCAGAAGATGGGATATATAATTTTAATATCACAGCAGCATTTACAACAGACAACAATAGGGTATTAGATTTATGGAAAAATGGTTCTAATTTTTATAGTTTAGGATTTAGTAATGTCACCCCACACAATGGAACAACTAGTTTAAAATTAAAAACTGGAGATGTGATTTCAATTAGAGTGACTGCCGGAGGAACATTATCTAATATTTCGGGACACAACTTAAGTATAACCAAAGTAGGACTCCCCAAGATAGCCTCAGTAGCCCCCGACTCTAAGGTAGAAATACCTACGTCCGAATTAAGGATGGAGGGGAGTTCCAGTAGGGGTACGGGAGCGGAAGCTACTACTGTTAAATTTAATACTATTGCATTGTTAAGGGGAGACGCATTTACCGTAGATAATACTAATGGTACTGTAGTTACTATAAAAAAAGATGGAAAAATAAGTGTAAACTCTTCAATAATATCAAGCGGTAATTCAACTTTAATTATATCGAAAAACGCCACCAATCCGGCAGTTCTACCGTTAACTTCAGAGAGAGTAGTAAGTGTTACAGCACAACCTTCAATATTTACTCAAATTTCCGGGAATATAGACGTAAAGAGTGGAGATGTAATAAGAATAGCGAATGACTTAGTTCCTATTTCTAATGTTAATGAGATACTTTCAATAACCCACCAAGAGCAACGCATCCAAGTGGCAGTCTCAAACGTCCAACCCCAGTTCCAAGACGCTGACAGTATGGTCAGGCTTCATACGGGGAATGGTCACGGTTCGGTAAATACCAAGATACGAAGGTTCTCAGCATTAGCCCAACCTATCATAGGTACGGATATTACATATACCGACTCAGCTACCGACGGGGCTA